GCGATACAACGGGTGTAATATACGCTGGCGCGGCGAATCTCGCCGGGTATCAGTTACTTACTGGTGGCACAGCCGGGGAAATCGTATTCCGCGACGGTGGAGCATCCGGTACTGTACTTATGCGGGTTAATATCTCTGCTTCGCCGACCAATCCGTTTTCGACGCTGATTCCCGGCAACGGTATTCGCTTCAACACCAACATTCACGTCACGTTGCCCACGGCGGCGGCGGTGACGATTTTCTGCGGCTAATCATGCCGAGCAAATCACCAGCTCAGCATCGATTGATGCAAGCCGCCGCTCACACTAAGGGCGGTTTTGGTGGTGTACCTCAAAAGGTCGGTAAAGAATTCATCCGAGCTGACGAGGGTAAAAAATTCAAAGATGGCGGGCTGTATGATAACATTAATGCGAAACGTGCTAGAATCGCTGAAGGCTCTGGCGAAAAAATGCGCCGAGTCGGTAGCAAAGGTGCGCCAACGGCCGAAGCCTTCAAACAGTCAGCAAAAACCGTCCGAATGAAGGATGGTGGCCCGAGTCTTGCAATAGGTCGAGGCGAGAAGCTCCCGGTCAGTAAAGGGGCGGGATTGACAGAAAAGGGTCGGGCAAAGTATAATCGGGAGACTGGCAGTAATCTGAAAGCTCCACAGCCCCAAGGGGGACCTCGTCGAGATTCATTTTGTGCTAGGATGGAGGGCAATCCGGGGCCTCTTAAGGACGATCAAGGTCGCCCAACCCGTAAAGCCGCATCACTTAAACGTTGGAATTGCCCGGGGTGGTAACAAATGGCAACATCTGGGACAGTAGGATTAACGACAATCAGCGTACAGAATCTGATTGACGACGCGGCGCGGGCTTCAGGTAAGCTCGCCGAGGAATTGACTGTCGAGCAAGTACTCTCTTCCAAGCGTAACCTCTTCTACGTTCTCTCGTCCCTGATAAACAAGGGTATCCAGTACTTCGCGATCAAGAAGACTGTGATCGGACTGAATGCGGATCAATATATTTACAACATGCCTGTGGGGTCCAACGACGCGCTTAACGTCTTGTACCGACAGATGGAAAGACCCTCCGGGAGTTACACATCTTCAGCGGGGGGAGTGGTAGCCAATGTATACGATAATGACACTGCGACGTATTGCCAGCAAACATCTGCCAATGGTAATATATCTGTTAACTACGGCGTTAGCAATCCTGTCTACATTGGCTCCATTGGCATTTTACCATTCGTCAGTGGCGGTGGTAGTGCCACTTGGACGATAACGTACGAATACTCCGTAGACGGTTCCACGTGGAACACCCTTGAAAGCCTTGGCGCGATAGTCGTGTCGGACAATGAATGGGTATGGACTGACATCGATCCCGGACAGAATGTGATCGCATACCGCGTCCGGGCCTCCGGAGGTACTACGCTTGCGCTTCGTGAATTCTACCTTGGTAATAATAGCCGAGAGATTCAGATGGCCCGCCTGAACCGCGATGACTACACGAACCTGCCCAATAAGAATTTTACGGCTAACCAACCCTATCAGTTTTGGTTCGACCGTACCATCCCAGTGCCCACGATCTATCTGTGGCCAGTGCCTTCGGACCCGTTCATCCAGATGACGGTCTGGTACTCGGCACAAGTCGAGGACGTCGGGGCACTCTCGGGCGAACTCGCAATCCCCGATCGCTGGCTCCTCGCGGTGGAGTCGATGTTGGCCCACCGGATGTCACTTATTCTCCCTGCCGTGCCACTGGACCGTGTGAAGTACCTTGAAGGCCAAGCCGACCGGAATTTCAACGACGCGGAGCAAGAGGAGCGCGATAAGTCCCCGATCTACTGGGCACCGAATATCTCGGTGTACACGTCGTAATGCCGATATTTCTCGACACCACAGGGCTGACTTCGGTAGCCATCGGTGTGTGCGACCGGTGCAAGATGAAATACGCGTTCGTGCGCCTCGGACCCGACCCCAATTTCCCCGGACTCCGGGTATGCGACACGGGATGCCGGGACCAGTTTGACCCGTACCGTCTGCCAGCTCGAAAGACTGAGCGCATTAACCTCCGCTTTCCACGCCCCGACGTTAGTGTGGCGGCGAACGATAATTACCTGATGACTGGTAGCCAGTCAATGGACGGCTCCAGCCAGTTCCAGATTTCGACGGAGGGGAATACGCAGACGCCGTCGACCAACGGCAACCGGGACACAATCGCTCCGAGTCCACCCAACAATACGAGTACTTAAATGTCAGCACAAGTAGCCATTACCCAACTCCCCGCCGCTGGTGCGATAACTGGTACTGAGGCGGTTCCGATCGTACAAAACGGTGTGACGGTTCAGACGACTACGGGTGCGATCTCGGCGTCACCGTCGCAGACTTACCAGTACCTGACCGCGATCCAAACAGCCGCGTTACCTAACAGCCGATACTTGTCCAGTAGTACCGGAATCGGGCTGACAAACGGAGGTGCGCAGGGTCCTTTGACTATTTCGCTTAATGGTACATCGGGTAGCCTTGAAGCCGCGAGCGATGGTATCGTCGTAAAAGCCAGCGGGGTGATTATCCCGCGCACGCTTACTGCTTCCGGCACTGGCATTACTGTGACGAACGGTAGCGGAGTATCGGGGAACCCTACTGTAGCCCTTTCCGGACTCCCCGCCGCACTTGCTTCGGCCAGCGGTACGGGACTCTTGAATATTGTTAGCGGCACATCAATCGGGAGCGTTTCGATTCTTGGCACTGCGAATCAAGTCACCGTGGCCAACGGGAACGCTTCGGCCGGTAGTCCAACGATCTCGATCGCGGACAATGCTATACTGCCCGGGACTGGGTCGATGACTATCCCGAGGGGGACAACAGCTCAGCAACCCGGGGGTTCGGACGGCCAATTCCGGTTCAACACGACTACTTCAACCTTCGACGGTTACGCGGCCGGGTCTTGGAGGCAGTTTTCGCTGGCCGGTGGCGTAACATCTTTTAGTGCTGGATCAACGGGCTTGACGCCCTCAACTGGTACTTCAGGCGCGATAACACTTGGCGGCACACTCAATGTAGCGAGTGGCGGTACTGGGGCAAATACCTTGACCGGATATGTATATGGTAACGGTACGGGTGCGATGACCGCCAGCACTACGATACCTACGACGAATTTGTCGGGCACTGTTACCAACGCACAGCTCGCCAATAGCGCGATCACGATCAACGGATCCTCTGTAAGTCTCGGCGGCTCTGTGGCCGTGACTGCCACGGCTACGAATGCATTAACAATCGGTACGGGTCTATCCGGTACGTCCTACAACGGATCGGCTCCAGTCACGATTGCGATCGATTCGACCGTAGCCACGTTGACTGGCACACAAACGCTGACTAATAAGACTATCAGCGGCTCTACTAACACTCTGTCAAACATCGCCAACGCTAGCTTGACCAACTCGTCATTGACGATTGGTACGACAGCAATCGCTTTGGGCGCATCTAGCTTGACGCTTGGTGGTCTAACATCTGTCGCTGTCACGCAAGATCCTACCTCTGCGCTTCAATTGGCGACCAAACAATACGTGGATGCTGTAGCTGAAGGTCTTCATGTCCATGCGGCTTGCGCGGCGGCGACCACAGGAACGCTCGCATCAATCACAGGTGGCACAGTAACGTACAATAACGGTACTGCTGGTGTAGGAGCTACCCTAACGCTGTCTGTAGCTTTGACCACGCTAGATGGTTACACCTTGCTCAATGGCGACCGAGTTCTTGTGAAGAACGAAGCCACACAAGCGAACAATGGTATCTACACATGGGCTACAGGTGGCACGGTTCTAACTCGTGCTACTGACTTCGACACCGCTGTCGAGATGGCCAGTGGTGACTTCACCTTCATCACTAACGGTACGCTGTACGCAAACACTGGATGGGTTCAAACTGACCCTGTGACTACGGTAGGCACAAGCCTTGTGGTTTGGGTGCAGTTTTCTGGCGCAGGCGCATACACCGCTGGCACTGGCCTGACGTTGACTGGTACACAGTTCAGCATCACCAACACTGCCGTTACAGCCACTTCGTATGGCTCTGCTACTCAAGTAGGTACATTTACTGTCAATGCTCAAGGTCAACTGACAGCGGCAGGAAACACTACAGTAACACCTGCGGTGGGATCTATTACTGGATTGGGTACTGGTGTAGCATCGGCTCTAGCGGTCAACGTAGGCTCTGCTGGCGCTTTTGTAACGTTCAATGGCGCGTTGGGTACACCGAGTTCTGGTACAGTTACGAATCTGACTGGTACTGCATCGATTAATATTAACGGAACTGTGGGTGCGACGACACCTACGACTGGCGCATTTACTACTGTAGCCGCGACAACAGTAACAGCAACAACTGGCATCTTTGGAGGAACATTCTAATGGCACAAGCAGGCTACACGCCCATATCTCTCTACTACAGCACGACTGCATCTGCTGTTCCTACTGCTGGTAACCTCGCTTCAGGCGAGTTGGCGATCAACATTACCGACGGTAAGCTGTACTACAAGAACAACTCTGGTGTAGTGACTCTGCTTGCTGGTGCAACGGCTGGCCCCGCTGGTGGCTCTAACACTCAAGTTCAGTTCAACTCTTCTGGTGTGTTGGCTGGTGATGCAGACTTCACATTCAACGGCACTTCTGTAACAATGGCTAACGATGCCTTGATTAGTGGAATGACTGTTGGTAAAGGTACGGGCGCTGTGTCTACCAATACTGTAGTAGGAAATGCGGCTCTTTTTCTAAATACTACTGGAGCAAGTAACGTAGCCGTTGGTATAAACGCACTCCAATCAAATAGTAGTGGAAGTAATAACGTTGCTGTTGGTCAAAATTCTCTTATAGGAAACACAACTGGTTCAAGCAATACCGCTATTGGTAGAGATGCTCTTGTGTTTAACACTACAGCATTTAACAACACCGCTGTTGGCTACCAAGCTGGGTACAGCAACACTACAGGCACAGGACTTGTTGTACTTGGAAAGACTGCTGGTTACGGCAACACCACAGGATCATACAATGTGTTCGTTGGTTTGGAGTCTGGATACACCAACAGCACAGGCGCAAGCAATACTGGCGTAGGTACAGCGGCTTTGTTTGCAAATACTACAGGTGGACAGAATACAGCCCTTGGTAGAGATGCACTTGTTTCTAACACCACAGCATCATCTAACACAGCCGTTGGTTACCAAGCGGCTTACAGCAACACAACTGGCTCATTTAATACTGCTGTGGGTAATCAAGCCGGGTATTTAAATACGACAGGAGTAGAGAGTGTTTATATTGGTCGGACAGCTGGATACAGTAACACGACTGGTAACTACAACTCTGCTCTTGGTGCTGGTGCGTTAGCAAATAACACCACAGCATCTAACAACACTGCTGTAGGTTATCAATCGCTTTATGCAAATGCAACTGGCGCTCGGTCAACCGCTGTCGGTCATTCCGCTTTGTATAGCTCTACTGTTAGTGATAACACGGGTATTGGATATTTTGCGGGTTATTCAATAAGCTCTGGTCAATACAACCTTGCAGTTGGCGGCGGTGATGGCGCAACTGGCTCTACCCTTTCCAACAACACTACAGGCTCAAACAACACTGCGCTTGGTTTCCAAGCACTTCGCTCCAACACCACAGCATCTAGCAACACTGCTGTAGGTTATCAGGCGGGGTACAGCAATACCACTGGCGCATCCAATACGGTGCTTGGGGGAACTGCGTTTTACTCAAATACTGCGGGGTTTAATAACACTGCCGTGGGTCGCAATGCCATGTATTTAAACACTACAGGCAATTCAAATGCGGCTTTTGGCATGGGTGCTTTGGGAAATAACACCATAGGTGTAAATAATACCGCTTTAGGCAAAGATGCGCTTAACGCTAACACCACTGAATCTAGTAATACTGCGGTCGGTTTTCAAGCTGGTTACTCAAATACAACTGGTTTGTATTTAACTGCTGTTGGTTCTTCCGCACTTTTTTCATGCACAACTGGTCTTCAAAATAATGCCTTTGGCATTAACACTTTGTATAGCACAACCACTGGTAGTTACAACACTGCGTTTGGTAGTCAAGCAATGTTGTTTAATACCACAGGTTTTAATAACACGGCAATTGGTTATAAAGCTCTTTACAACAACACAACAGCCGCATACAACACTGCCGTAGGATTTGAGGCGGGAATTGTTAACACGACTGGACTAATTACAGCGTTCGGTTCGCAAGCCTTGTATTCCAATACAACAGGTGTTGGAAACGTGGCGGTTGGTGGTTATACAACTGGAACAAATTATGCGGCTCTTACATTTAACACCACTGGCTCGTATAACACAGCTATGGGTACAGGCGCACTTCAAGGCAACACCACAGCAATCAACAATACCGCTGTTGGTTATCAGGCGGGGTATAGCAATACTATAGGCGAAAGCAACGTAGCTTTGGGTTTTCAAGCTGGATATAGCAATACTACTAGTGGTGGAAATACTACAGTTGGCGCTCAAGCTGGTCTTGGAAATACTGCTGACAACATTGTTGCAATTGGCGGTAGTGCGCTTCGCAACAATACGGGCGCAGGAAACACTGCGGTAGGTTCTACCACTCTTCAAATCAACACATCTGGCATTGCGAATACAGCAGTTGGAACTTATCTAGGCGGTTCTTATTTTGGGGCGCTGTATGCAAACACCACTGGTTCATACAATAATGCTTTCGGTGTTGGTACACTTGTAAATAACACCACAGCATCAGCAAACAATGCTTTTGGTTATGCGGCTTTAGCTACAAACACTACTGGCCCAAGCAATTCAGCGTTTGGCCATGCGGCATTGGTAGCCAACACTACTGGTGGAGAAAATGTCGCATTCGGTCATACAGCCCTGCAAGCCAACACTACAGGTTCTGTTAATTCCGTTTTGGGCTATCAGGCGTTGTATAGCAACCAAGCGAACTCAGGTAATGTTGCGATTGGCGCTCAAGCAGGCTACAGCACAGTACGAGCAAACAACAACACTTTTGTCGGCTATCAATCGGGTTACTATTTTAACTTCGGGTCTAGCGTAAACGCTTTCAACACATTTATTGGTGCGGGTGCTGGATCACAAATAACAACTGGTCTTAAAAATGTCGTCCTTGGTTCCTACAACGGCAACCAAAATGGCGTAGACATTCGCACATCAAGCAACAACATCGTGATATCTGATGGGGATGGAAATTTACGGGGTTATCATGTTGGAAACCAATGGCAATGGATTGCGGGAGGTAATGGTTCTACTACTGTAACTTGGGATGGCAGTGAATTTTTTCCAACTCCGGATAACACTGTAAAACTTGGATTTCCGTCATATCGTTGGACAACTGTTTATGCAACGACAGGCACAATTAACACATCAGATGTAAATCAAAAGCAAGACATTGCTTTGCTTGATGACGCTGAAAAACGTGTTGCCATTGCAATTAAATCACTCATCAAAAAATATCGTTTCAAAGATGCTGTTGCTCAAAAGGGTGATGCCGCCCGTATTCACGTTGGTGCTATTGCTCAAGATGTACAAGCCGCTTTTGTTGCTGAAGGTTTAGACCCTACTCGATATGCTTTGTTCTGCTCTGACACTTGGTATGAAGTTGATGGGAAAGCGGGTATGCCCTCTGACCCATACACAGCAGAAACAGAAGGCGCTATTGAAGTCACTAGACTTGGATTGCGCTACGAACAACTCTTGGCATTTGTAATTGCCGCACTTTAACCCCTGAAAGGAAAATCATGACTATTGAAACACAAACCCCAACCCCAGAAGAAATTGCTCGTCACTACAGTGCCGCAATGGACTCAGTAAACCTGATTAACGGCAACAAGCCCGAGATGATGTCTGACGAAGATTGGGCTGACACTGTTGCTCGTAACAAAGAGCACCTCAAGATCATGTTGGCTAAAGACTTCTGGACAACAGAAAATCTAGCGCCTCTGCAAGCCGCATCAGCATAACGGGAAGCCACCACCCGACCTTGGTGGCGCATTAAAGGAAACATCATGGGAAACGAAAAAAAGACCCCTGTGACAATCGACGGTGTAGAGTACAAGTACGAAGACATGACACAGCAACAGCAGATGTTGCTCAACCATGTTGCCGATTTGGATCGTAAACTAGACTCAGCAAGATTTAACGTGGATCAGTTGCAAGTAGGCAGAGACGCCTTCTTCAGAATGCTGAAGGATGCGTTAGAAGCTAAGCCTGAAGTAGAGGCGATTAATTAAGGTGCAAATATGGACTCGGTGGAGACTAAATTGTCGGTACATGAAGCAATCTGCGCACAGCGTTACGAGCGTATAAACGAATCGCTCGATAGCGGCAAAAAGCGGATGAAAACAATCGAGATATTGCTTTATATCACGATCGCCGCAGTGCTCCTTGGCCCGGGGGTCGCCGCCGAGTTCGTTAAAAAGTTATTGGGATTGTGATCGGTGTGCGAGTCAATGTATGATCCCAATCGATCCGATCACAGCTCTGGAAGGACTACAGACTGCTATTAGTGTAGTCAAGAAGGCAAGCAAGGTCGCAAGTGATCTGGCGGGATTGGCTCCATCCATTGCGCGGCTTTTTGATGCAAAGAGTACCGCTACCAAGGCAATGCTTCAGGCCAAGCGTACAGGTGGTAAATCCAACCTTGGTGCGGCGTTACAGATTGAAATGGCCTTGGATGAGGCCAAGCGGTTTGAGGAACAGCTAAAGATGCTGTTCATGCAGGCGGGACGCATAGACGTATGGAATGCGACCAAGGCTCGGCAAGCTGAGATGGATAGGGACGACGCCCGAGAGATGGCAGAGCTGAAGGCTGAAGAGAAGAAGCGCAAGGAAGCCGAGCAGGAGCAGATGGAGTGGGCGGTCGGAATTGTGGTGATTGTGATGCTCTTAGGTGCTATCGGCTGGGGGCTTAACGAAATGGCCGAACTGTGTGCCAAGACAAGGTGTGGTCGGTGAATGAGTACCAGAAACAGTTTGACCTTTTCCTCAAAGTATTCGTCAGGCTGTGTGTGGCTTGGTGGGTGCTTGGACTGTTGCAGTACCTGCCGGATGAGCTAGCGGGAAAGATTGTTGATAAACTACTTGGAATGATTGGACTTTAAATGCTGACACTACTTTCTACTTTGATCTCGTTCCTGATGGGTGGCTTGCCCAAACTTTTGGATTTCTTCCAAGACCGTGCAGATAAGAAGCATGAGCTAAACCTTGCTCAAATGCAGATTACCCGTGAGTTAGAACTGCGTAAAGCGGGTTTTGAAGCCCAAGAGCGGATCGAGCACATCAAGTCAGAACAGCTTGAAACAGAGAGCGCGGCTAATACTAAGCAGATTCTGATCGGCGCACAACAGGCTGAGATGCAGGCAATCTACGCCCACGATACAAGTTTGAATGAAGGCACTAGCGAGTGGATGAAGAACCTTCGCGCCAGCGTTCGCCCTGTTATTACTTACGGTTTCTTCTTCTTGTTGCTGTTTGTGGATGTTGGATTGTTTGCTTACGGCTGGAGCCGTGATGTGCCATTCACAGAGTTAGCAGAGATGCTGTGGGACTCTGACACCCAAGCCTTGTTTGCTTCCATCATTGCTTTCCACTTTGGTGGCCGGGCGTTTGGCAAATGAAGATCTCAGCCAAGTGTTTAAACATGATTCGCCATCACGAGGGTGTGAGGCTAAATCCCTACAAATGCCCAGCCAAGCTCTGGACTGTAGGCGTGGGGCACGTAATGTTCCCGGAGCAAGGTAAGCTCAAGATAGATCAGCGGGATGCCTTTGTACCCCCGCCGGAAGCCATGCGTAAACACTCAATGGAGGAAGTCGATGCAATACTTAGGGCAGACCTTGCTCGGTTTGAGAAAGGCGTGGGTACTTATTGTCCTGTGCCTCTTACTCAAGGACAGTTTGACGCACTGGTATCTTTTGCTTTCAATGTAGGACTAGGCACTCTCCAGCGTTCGACCCTGCGCCAAAAGGTACTACGTGGCGATATGGCTGGGGCGGCCGAGGAGCTTTTGAAATACTGCATGGCGGGTGGGAAAGTGCTCAGAGGCCTCCAAAACCGCCGGATCGACGAACGGGCACTATTCCTCTCCTAGGATTGACCAAATGTCAAAGACATGTTATAATTTCGTCCAACGTTGCCATTCGTGTGAAGGACTTCTATGACTGCCGCGTCGGTGATGACCTACGACTCTCTTGTTGAAAACATCCAGTCCTATCTGGAGCGTAACGACACCTCGACTCTCGACAAGATCCCCCTTTTCATCATGCTCGCCGAGCAGGTGATCGCATCCAAGATCAAATTCCTCGGAAACCTAACCGTCAACACCAGCACTATGGTGGCCAACAATGCCGTGATCGCGAAACCCGCCCGGTGGCACAAGACGGTATCGATGAATATTACAGTAGCTGGTCAGCGCGAACCGGTGCTCCTGCGCAAGTACGAATACCTCCGTAACTATGCTCCGGATCCCACTGCTACTGGTATGCCCAAGTATTACGCGGACTACGACTACTCGAACTGGCTTGTGGCCCCAACGCCTAATGCGGCATATGCTTTCGAAGTACTGTACTACGAACGAGTACAGCCTTTAGATTCTAGTAACCAGACCAACTGGTTCACTATTTACGCACCACAGGCACTCCTGTACGGCTCGCTCCTGCAAGCGATGCCATTCCTGAAAAACGACGATCGCGTACCGATGTGGCAATCGCAGTATGAAGCTATTATGGCCACGCTTGCGGAAGAAGATAAACTTCGCCTCGCTGATCGTCAAGCCATTGCGGTGGATTCATGAGTTACGTCAGCCCTTTCACCGGCGACGTCATCCAACCAACGGATGTAAGCTATCGCGCCGTTACGCTAACAACAAATACCCAGCTCAACTGGCCATCGAATAGTACCACCAACACTGACTACGCCGCCCGGATCATGCAAGTGACGGCCAGTGGTGCGGGTTTAAGCATGTTCATGCCTCCGGCGAACCAAGCCTCGGTCGGCAATGATGCACTCATTCGCAACATAGGCGCGAATACCTTTACGGTCAAAGACTACGCCGGTACTAATACTATTGTATCGGTAGCGGCTGGTGAGTCGAAATATATATACATTACCTCGAATCCCGACGCTCAGGGCACTTGGGGCGTGATCGCATTCGGTACTGGTACATCGTCAGCTGACGCCGCGACGCTTGCTGGGTACGGGTTAGTCGCCAGTGGTGCGACGCTTAACCAAAGCCACCCGAGCGCGGCGATCACCACCGGTACGACTTTTGCCGCAACAGATCGCGCACAGACTAGGGTGTGGTCGAGTGGTTCCGGAACCGCAACGCTCCCGGCCGCCGCGACGCTCGGAAACAACTGGTTCACGCTATTCAAGAATAACGGCACAGGATCATTCACGATTTCCTGCTCGGGGGCCGAGCTGATTGACGGGAACAGCACGAAAACGTTTAACCCGACGGAATCCGCGTTTATTGTGTGTACGGGTACGGCCTACGTCACCGTCGGCTACGGCGTCAGTACTCAATTTGCCTTCACCGCGTTGACTAAGAATGTGACTGGTGGTGCTGTAACGCTTACGAACAATGAAGCGGCGAATAACATTCAGGAGTACGTGGGGTCTTTAACTAGCAACGTTACGGTCACATTCCCACCAATCGTAAACTTGTATGTCATCTCGAACCAAACGACCGATAATGGCTTTAGTCTGACTGTCACGACGGGTTTGGGGTTTAGTGCAACAGTGCCGCCCGGTCAGCAAGCCACATTGATATGCGACGGGGTTAACTTTCTCAACGCTAACACGACTCAAGCTGGTGCGACTACGGTAAGCTTATTGAACGGTACTGTCGGCACTCCATCGCTGAACTTCGCGGCAGAGACTGGTACTGGATTGTACCGCCCCGGTGCGGGAGAACTAGCTATCGCCGTTCTTGGCACGAAACGTGTCGGAGTGACCGCTACGGGTGTGTCTGTTACTGGGTCCGGTACGTTCACTACGGGCATCGCGGGAGGCACGTTCACATGACCAAAAAGGTCTTCGCCCTCGACACCAAACCCGGCGTTCAACGTGATGGTACGGTATTCGACAAGCAGTTTTACAACTCCGGCCGTTGGGTACGCTTCCAACGTGGACGCCCCCGCAAGATCGGTGGATTTCGCGAGATCGTGAACGACCTAGCTGGACCCTCCCGTGGTATCTACCTAAATCCACAGCAGAATTTCAACAACGTTTTTAACGGGTACGCTGGCGGATTGCAATTGCTTCCGATCAACAACGCGGGTACAGGGTCTGGTATTACCGACATGACTCTCACTGGGTTCACAGCAAATGTGAACAATTTGTGGCAATTCGACGCGTTTTTCGACGTCAGCGGATCTGGTAACAACCTCCTGCTGGCGCATCCGGGCCAAAATGGGACTTTGATCGACAATAATGTGAACACCCCGGTGTTGGGTGGCAATATTACTGGCACGAGCATGGCTCCAATTGGTGTGTTCACCCAAGTCGCGGCCACGATCACTTCGGGTTCCCCGAACATCACGTTAACCGCCGCGAACATCCTGATCGGGGCTGGTCAGTCAGTATCGGGCACTGGGATTCCGTCCGGCGCGACTGTGGTTTCAATCAGCACCACCGCGCTGGTGATTTCAGCTCCGGCGACTGCTAATGGTTCATCCATTACTCTTACATTCGACAACGTCATCTCGGTATCCGGTGGTGTGGTGACGCTACACCCATACGTCTTCGTTTACGGGAATGACGGACTTATTCGCAATTCCTCGGCTGGCAACGCTAACGATTGGGTCTCCGCTGATGCCAACGAGGTATCTGCGGCCACTGGTAAGATCGTGCAAGGTCTCCCAGTGCGCGGTGGATCGAATGCCCCGTCTGGCCTCTTTTGGAGCTTGGATTCACTTATTCGTGTGTCCTACATTGGTGGCGTGGGCACTCCACCACAATTCTGGCGTTACGACTTGATCTCTTCTCAATCCTCGATCTTGTCTTCGCAGTCCGTAATCGAGTACGACGGCGTGTATTATTGGTGTGGCGTTGATCGATTCCTACTCTACAACGGTGTTGTTAAAGAGATCCCCAACACGTTCAATCAGAACTATTTCTTCGACAACTTGAACTACGATGCTCGCGAGAAGGTGTGGGTGACTAAGGTCCCACGATTTGGTGAAATTTGGTGGTTCTACCCACGTGGCAATGCGACCGAATGTACTGACGCGATTATCTACAATGTGCGCGAAAACTGCTGGTACGATGCTGGCGAGTCCCCCGGTGCACAGCGTTCAGCGGGTTTCTTCTCGCAAGTCTTCCATTATCCGATTACAGCCGATTGGAACACCAATGCATCCGGTGGTATTCTTACCGCGATTATTACTAACGCGGGTTCGGGGTACACTAATGGCACATTCAACAACACGCCACTCACTGGTGGGGCTGGTACAGGAGCAACGGCCAACATCACGGTCGCTGGCGGCATCGTCACATCTGTGGTAATTAACGGCCACGGAGTGAACTACGCGGTTGGCAACACATTGTCAGCTTCGTTAGCAGGTGGCGCGGGATTCGTACTCACCGTATCAACACTGATGAGCTTCGTGTCGCTATTCCAAAACGAGATCGGAACCGACAAAGTGTCGGGTTCTACCGCCTTAGCTATCGAGTCTTTCTTCGAGACCAACGACCTCGGATGGGTTGCCGGTGGTCCATCCCAACCGGCTCCAGTGGGTGACAATAAGTGGTTGCGGTTAGAACGTGTCGAACCCGATTTCGTACAAAGCGGCGTCATGGAGCTGTATGTTACCGGACGATCATTCGCGCAATCCTCCGATGTCACTAGTACGGCCTACACGTTTGGCCCGAACACGAACAAAATCGATATGCGCGAGCAACGTCGCGAGTTGCGCTTAAAATTCGTGTCCAATGTGGCTGGTGGTGACTACCAACTCGGTAAAGTAATTCTCGATGCCGACGTCGGCGATGTGAGACCCTGATGGCTGAAATTCTCAATCCCGCCCAAGTCTATGATCCTCGCTACCACACTTTCGAGTCGTGGGCGAGTCTTATGTGCGAACTGTATGCACCCCAACAGCTCTCGATTCCTGACGCCAACACTGACTGGAAACAATGGGCGGCGGGCCTCAAAGCTATCGATGTATTTACGAATGAAGGCATTCCCGGACCCTATCAATTCGATGACTGGATGGAGTGGGCTGAGGAACTCGTCAACGCTGTGAACCCTGCGGTGAACTAATATGGCACTCAGAGATTTTAATATCAGATACGACTTCGAGGACAACGGCGATTTCAACTTTTTCGGCGATGCATACGATCTATTCCCCGGCCTGAATACGTCCCCATTGGCGCAAGTCGCCCCAGCGCCCGCCGAGACAGATTATTTCGCTAATCAATTTGCGGATGATTTTAAACAGACGCCAGTATCTCCCCTCGCCTCAGTCGCCGCAGAATCCGCACCATCCATTCCTCAATCATTCATCGACGCTGAACAACGCGCTTATGAAGATCAACAAATGGTTTTCAGGGATTCGCAAGCAAGGGCACAGGCACTCGCCGAACAGCAAGCCGAAGCACAACGTCAGGCGGAAATAGCCGCTGAAGCCGCGAGACGACAAGCAATCGAAGACGCATTTTACGAACAACAGGCAAGAGCACAAGCTCAACAGCAAGCGGAAGCGCAACGCCAAGCTGAACAACAGGCTGAAGCGCAACGCCAAGCTCAATTAGCTCAACAGGCTGAAGCACAACGCCAAGCTCTACTAGCTCAACAGCAAGCGGAAGCCGCAAGACAAGCGGAACTTGCAGAGCAAGCTAGACAAGCGCAGTTGGCTGAGCAACGAGCTTATGAAGATCAACAAAGAACTTACTTAGAAAATCAAGCTCGCCAAGAAGCCGCACGGGTCGCCGCAGAACAAGAGGCGGCTAGACAAGGTGCACTTCGGCAAGCAGAAGCTCAACGGCTCGCCGCTGAACAAGAAGCCGCACGGGTCGCCGCAGAACAAGAAGTAGCTAGACAGGGCGCACTCCAACAAGCCGAAGCCGCACGGCAAGCTGAATTAGCTCAACAGGCTGAAGCGGCGAGGTCGGCCGCCGTCGCTGATGCACCCGCCTCCCGATCACTTTCAGAGTCTGCTGGTGCGTTGGAGCGAGCCACATCTGAGCTTGGGGATAGTCGAGATGATCCGGTGTCTCGTGTTGATTCTATCGATAGGAGAAATGCAGAATCTGAAGCAAGATTCGAAGCTAATCTGACATCTGAAGACAGAAAAAACATCGAAACGGCTAATAAATTAGCTACCCAGATTCTTGACCAAAAATTGACCGACAAGTGGACCGGTCAGGGATATGGCAATGCCGAAGCTAACGCTCGCGACATGGGCAAGATTCTGGCTAGCATTGGTATCACGGACATTAAAGACTTCGGAAAAATCACCAAGACTGTTGATGCCGAAGTGACTCCACAATATGAGCGTACAATTTCCGGATACGATAACGAGGGAAACCCGATCGTCGATTCAAAAATCGTCGGGTACACGGACCAGTCGGGTAACACAGTCGACGCTAGTCTAGTCAAAACCGAATTTGTGAGTGATGGCGAAACCGGGCGAACAGCTTATATGGCTCCCGTAGGCAAGCAAGAAGTGTTCGGTAATAAGCTCACAGGTCAAGAAGTCCCAAATACTTACAGCGAACGCCAGACTGGTAACTTCTTCGGTGGTACATTCGCCGGTAAAGGTAACACTGGTTACGGTGTTCAGTTCGATGCCAAAGGAAATCCTTACTTTTACACTGTCGGTGCGTCTTCTAATGATCTAGCGAATTTGATGCAAGATCTTGGTCCACTGGGTCAGATTGCGATTGCCGTCGCCACTGGTGGATTATCAATCCCACAGCAGATAGCCGCGAACTTAGCAATCAATGTGCTTAGTGGAAAAGATATCGGTGATGCGATTAAGGGTGCGGCGATCAGCTATGCGGGAGCGCAGATACCCGGCCTTGAAGCGATTAAAGAGGGTACTAGCTTTCTAAACGGCATCGATTCGACTGGTGTGCTCGCTAATGCGTTTCAAAACGCCGCAGTATCAGGCGGCACAGCGTTGTTGAGCGGCAGAGACATCGGCGACGCCATGATGAAGGGTGCTATATCCGGCGGCACTTCGGGTGCGGTAAATGCGCTCATGGGTAACATCGACGGATTTAAAGACCTGACTCCAGCGCAGAAAAATATGGCAATTAATGCCGTCACCGGAGTGATCTCGGGTCAGCCGTTAGACCAGATCGTCATAAATACTGCGATTGCCGCCGCGAATAATGCGATAGCTCAAGCTAAAAACGAAAACACCGTCATCGACCCGTATTTCACACCTTCTACCGATACGACTTCTACTGGTGCGGGGGTGTTCGTACAGGCGAAGCAAGCCGGTGCTACCGACGCGGAAGCTTTGAGTGCCGCAAATGCTGTCACTGGAGCTAGTACGAACGTCAGTGCTCCGGCGACCACGCCAGACGTGGATACCACTGCCACCAATACTCAGGTCACCAATAACACGGTGACAGGCGGCACTGGTAGCGATAACGCGACTACTAGCACAATTGGTGGCTTTGATCAAGGTGAATTCGAGGGCGTTGATCGAGCGATTGAACAGCAGTCTCGTAATACTGAAGTCGAAAGGTTAGTAACCGCCTATGAAAAAACGACTGGAAAATCCTTCGCTAAACTCACCGACAAAGAGGTAGCGGCGTTGGCGTATACGGCCAACTCAATGACCGTCGATGAACTCAAGAACGCGTCGATTCAAGACATTTTAAATAAAGTACCCGCTATTGTCGGAAAGGATGATCAAGGCCGATGGGTCGATGACAAGGGCTTCGCCTATGATGAACGTGGATTTAGATACGCGCCGGGTAACACGGTCCCGATGTTCGATGTTGTCGGTGTAGGAAATACTGGTACGCCTACAGCGGCTCAAAATCTAGATACGGCTGGTAACAATTTAGTTAATTGGGCGAACACACTCGAAGGCACTTCTGGTGATGTGGTTCGTCAAACTCTGTCGACGCTGATTGGTGCGGGTGGCGAACAAATTGCTGACCTTGGCACTGCACTGGCCAATATGGGAGTGGCCGAACGTTATAACTTGCTTGTGCAACTGGGTCAGGCACTCGAAGGTACTGGGCAAAAGCTCGAGATACCCGGTGTCACTCAAGCCACTGAGAATTTCTGGAACGATATCCAAGGGGCGGATACGTACGCTGGAAAGGCGGCCGCCGCGATCAGGTCCGTTCTCAACAACCCATTGGTGCTCACTCAAGTCGCTAAAGAAGGCCTCCAAGAGGTGCTTCCGATCGTTACCGGTGGTGCGGTATTTAAAATACTAGGTAAAGGCGCAGGTATCGCTACTGACGTTCTAATGAACGCTTCGGAATCCATGGGTTCGCAATCTCGCCAAAAGTTTAATGAAGAGATCGCCAAGGGCACACCAGTCGATGAGGCTGAGAGGCTGGCCAACGCTGACGGATGGAAGGCGTTTGCTATTACGACTGTTACAGCGGGACTTGCCGATGCGTCGCTTGTCAAAGGTTACGAAAAAGCGATGGAGAAGTTATTTGGCAAGACTACCACGTCGGTCGGCAAAGAGTGGGCGGAAGAAGGTTTCGAAGAACTGGCGGTTGCACTTGCTACCGGTGATGACCTTGCGACCGCTATGTCAAAATCTATTGCGGGTAGCACCATAGGCTCTAAAACCTCTGGTACATTCACTGCTGGTTCTAGCGTCTCCGCAGATATTCAACAAGCATTCGCGTCCGAAGGCCTCACATCCTCCGATGGATCATTCCGTCCCGAAACTATTACTAAAATCACCGATGCGAGCACGGCGGGTGCTACTAACACCACTCCCGATGTGGTGACTGGCGGCGCAGATACCGTTGCGGGCACAGATTTCTCGACGATCTTCTTGAATACTGGAGATTTAACGCAAGCCATTGATACATCAATTGGCTCCGCGATTAACAGTGGTGTCGATCCAAGCGTCGCGATCACATCAGTCATCAACGCCGCGAACAGTGTTGGGGCTGACCCGAACACGGTGGCTGTTGCCGCCGTCAATGCCGCCACAACTGCCACTACTGCACCGTCAACGGCCACTACTGCGCCAGCTACGGCCACTACTGCGCCAGCTACAGTGACTACTGCACCGTCAACGGCCACTACTGCGCCAGCTACGGTGACTACTGCACCGTCAACGGCCACTACTGCGCCAGCTACTGCGACACCGACAACGGCCGGTATTGATACGACTGTGTCGAACACCGTTGCTACTGCCATCAGCTCCGGGACAAATCCGGCCACTGCTGTCAATTCCGCTGTTACTACTGCAGTAAGTGCTGGTACTAATCCGGTCGTGGCTATTGGCTCCGCTGTGACCGCGGCAGTAAACGCTGGGACAGATCCAACAACTGCTGTGACTGCGGCGGTGACTGCGGCTACAAATTCGGGCGTTGACATGACTGTTGCGACTAATGCCGCGAACAACGCCGCGAACAATGCCGCGACTGCGGCCGCCGGGATCACTACCAACACTACGGTGGATTCCGGCGCAAATACGACGACGACTACTACGACCAACGCGAATAATAATACAACGACTATAGTCAGCACGAACACGAACACGGGCGCAACGACCACTACTAACACTAACAACAACACCGGGATAGACACCAGCATCACCCAAAACCCTGATACCAACACTACGAACAAAACGGTAACCAACACTAACACCGATTTGACAGTTAGTGTGAACATTGACGACTCCACCGGCGCAGTCGTAAGTATTAATGGCCCCGGTACTGTGATCGACAAAGACACTGTGGTGGTCGATGGTACTCCGATTGACGTGAATACCGGTGAAATTCTGTCACCGGAAGAAGTCGAGAAGCGCAAAAAGGCGGCAGTCAATAAGACCCCTGTCAGCCCAAGTAGACCCCCCAGCGGAACAGGCAATATAACCATTACTGAACCCACCTACGCCGCCAAAAAGAGTGACATTGCCGAGACTTGGCTCGGAGGTCGATTCCGTAACATCGCGCCCCTCGCTGGACTCGGCGCATTACTTCCACAAGACTCACCTATGTTTCAAGAAGCACAAGCAATCTCGGCACTACGCCGCGCCTCTGGGATCGATAACGAGGCCAAGACCCCCGAGGCCGACTATTACGCCTATGGCACTGAACCCTCCTACGCCAAGGTCCTTGAACCGTTCATGAATGGGGGGACTGTACAGAAATATGCCGAAGGTGGTAAAATAATGGCTTCTCCACTAATGGCGGCGTCGGGCGGCGATGTACCACACAAAGGCTCACACTACGTACAGGGCGCGGGCGGCGGTCAGGACGATCTCATCCCCGCCCAGCTCGCCGACGGCGAGTACGTGTTCGACGCGGATATCGTGGCGGCACTGGGTGACGGCTCGAACAAAGAGGGTGCCAAAAAGCTGGACGCGATGCGGGAAGCGATCCGCAAGCACAAGCGCGGCGGTTCCATCAAATCAATTCCTCCAGCGGCTAAATCGCCCTTGGCATATCTGAAAGGCGTATTATGAGTATATTTCAAGGCGATCCCCTACCGAATATTGACACGACCAAGGTAGTCGATACCACTGGTCCGGATTGGTACACGACATATCTTGAAGGACTTGCGAAGCCCGGCACGGAATTGCTTGGCAAGACCGGCACGGATTTGGTCGCCCCCATGTCCGGATTGCAAACGGATGTGCTCGATGTCGCTAAATCTGGCGGCATTGGCGGATACGAGGGCATGCTGGGTGAAGCTAAAGATACGTCGAGACTCGCCGCCGCTGGCGTTACCCCCGAGATGATTCAGGGCTTCATGAATCCTTACACGTCGAGTGTGGTGGACGAAATGGAGAGACTCCAACAGCAAAGTATGCAACGCTCGCTGATTCCGTCTTTGAAAGGCGCGTTCGCTGGCACTGGTGGTATGGGCAGTCAGCGTATGTTCGGCGCGATGGGTCAAATGGGGGCTGACGCTCAGGCGAATCTGCTTGGGGCGCAGACCAAAGCTCTATCGTCGGGCTACGACAGTGCGTTGAAGGCCGCAATGGACCAATCGGGACTGTACCGTAGTGCCGCCGAAACCCAACGAGGACTTGCCGGATCGGAACTCGATCTGAAGCTCAAAGAATTAGAGCGCATGTACAATTTGGGTGGCGAAGAGCAGAAGCTGGAGCAAACCGGAATCATGGCACCACTAGCCGCCGCGACTGGGGCGGCCAACGTGTTCTCGAATGTTAAAGTACCAAGTACTGTATCCGAGAAAGCTAGTGCCCCGATCCCCGGAGCATATTCCACATCGCCACTCGCAACAATCGCAGGCCTTGGTTCACTGTTCGCATCAGGTTCCGGTGGTACAAGTGCCGCGACGGGATTTGGCAATGCGTTTGGTGCGCTGGGTACATCACTTGGTAAACTATTTAGTAGCCCGAGCTTCGACTCATACTTCACGGGTGGTAACAGTGGCTTCACTGGACAAACCGACGAATTCGGCGGCATGGAAGAACCTCGAGCACCCGGCGGATAAGGACTATCATGGCAGAACCTACTGAAGACACAAGCGGCTACAGCCCACTGCTCGCGCAGATGATGAAGATCGACCCCGAGAAGATCGGGAGCGTATCGCTTTCGGCTCTTGGACGACAGGCGATGGGTTCCGAATCGGAGTCCTACAAAGCCGCGAAAGCGGAAGTGGACGCCGCACGCGAGACTATGAAGCAAGCGTTGCAAGACCGCAAGGGCCGAATCGACCCCACTTTCCTCGCATTGGCCCAAGGCTTCCTCGCCCCTACTCGTACTGGCTCTTTTGGTGAGTCTCTTGGTACAGCCGCTGGTGCTTTCGGGAAAGCGCAAGAAGCGGAAGCGGATCGGAATGCACAACTGGCCAAGATGCGCTACGAACTGTCACTTAAAGCCGTCGAAGAGGAAAAAGAGGCGGCAAAGCTCGGCCTCAATGTAGTGTCGAAGCTTACCCCGCAGATGACCGCGTACCAGAAGCAAGTGCAATCCGAGGGTATTGATCCACGCTCACCGGCTGGGATACTCCGTGTAAAAGAACTGCTTGCGATCGACAAAGCAACGCCTGAGATGAAGGCATTCGCTGGACAATCCGGAATCTCACTCACGGACCCAAGCTTCGCGATGAAATTCAAGATGTTCGAGGACACGAAGGGTCTACGCGACATCGCTACTCGTCTGAATCTGAATCTGAACGATCCCGCACAACTCGTCACTGCACAACAAGAAGCCCAACGCGAGAAATTCCGCGCCGAAAACAAGCTTGTGGCCGACGCGTTGCAGACATTTGGTGGCGATCCGCTCAATCCAAAGGACCTTGCCCGCGCACAGAAGATCGTCGATACGAATGTGGCTTTGGATCAGCAGAGCAAACGTACCTCAATCGCGGCACAAATCGCACAGACCACCCGGACTAAGCAAGAGATCGACGACCACATACGCAATGGCGATATCAACGCGATCGTTACCAAAGCTATGGACGTTGGTGTGCCGATTGACCCGAAGACCTCCTATCGGGGTCTCAACAAGATCGAGATGGCTAAGAAGCGCGAGAGTGACTTGAATGAATCAGGCAGGTACATACGCGAAAAAATCTCGCCGTTCACTGCCGGAATCGAAGACGATATTCGCAACCTCGAGCGTGCTCTGAAGCTTAACTCCGAAATAAGCACCGGGTACACCTACGGTATTGGGTTCGGCGTTGGTGACATCGCGAAGCTCACTTCCGGTGACCGTGCCAAGATTAACGAGTTCGATTCGCTGTCCGCGCTTGCCGCCAAGCAAAACCGTATCCCCGGCGATTCCAATGTGTCGAACTTGGACGTCAAGATGATGCAACTCGGCACGTTCAGCTCCGACAAAGAGCCGTCTACCAATAAAACCCTGCTCGAGTTCCAGATCGCGCAACGCCGACGCGACGCTGAGTTTAATAAATACATGGCTGACTACGCCGCCGTGAACGGTGCTATCACGCCTTTCGCGGAAGCTCAATGGCGCAGGTATTTAGATGCGAACCCGATCACGGTGCGTGATGACAAAGGCCGAGTATCGATTAATCCGAACCGGATGACTTACCAGCAATACTTCAGCATGCCCCGCGTGCGTGTTGACAGCCAAGGACGGGAGACTCAGCAATGACCATCGAGCGAGTGATTAACGGCACGATTTACGAATTCCCCGAGGGTACATCCGAGGCCACAATTCGCAAGTTCACGCTGAACAAAGCGGGAACACCCGATGCCACAGCACCTGCCGCACCTGTGCGACCACAGGTCCAACGCCCTGAAGCAATGTTGCCCGGTGCGGCGGGTCAGGCACTCCAAGGCCTCTCCATGGGATTTTCGGACGAGGCTATCGCTCGGTTACGCTCGCTCAAGGGCGACCGGAGCTACGAGGACTTAGTGAAGGCCGAGCGCGAAGGCTTGCGCAAATACGCCGAGGCTAATCCACGCACTGCAATGGCTTCCGAACTTGGCGGTGCACTCGTCCCCGCCGTCTTTACCGGTGGCGCGGGCGCGATCCCTCAGGTGTCAAAAGCCGTGGGTCCGAAGTTGGCGAATTTACTGTTCGGTAAGGCTCCAAGTATCCCTCGAATGATGGGCTACGGTGCTGGGTCCGGTGCAGTGACTGCCGTTGGTACATCCGAAAAACCCGTCGACGAGCTGGGCGGTGAGGCACTCAAAGGTGGTGCCGCTGGCGCAGTTACTACCGGTGCGGCCGGATTGCTGGGTAAATACGTGGCGATGCCCGCGTTCAACAAGATCAAGACCTCGCTCGGATTCGGTGACGCGAACAAGGCGGCCGACATTGCGATTGTGAAGGCACTGGAGAAGGACGGGATGACACCCGACCAAGCACTAGCCAAGATGCAAGCCATGTCCCGTGGCGAGATCACCCTTGCGGACCTCGGCGAGAACACTGCCGCACTCCTGCGCCGTGCTACCGCCGCGCCGTCCCCCGCACGTATTTTGGGCAAGTCCGAACTCGCCGGTCGCGAGCTGGAGCGTATCCCTCGTGTGTCCGAGGACCTTCGCACCCTGATGTCCGGCTCCAAGGACTTCTACACGGACGTGCTCGACCTGATTAAGAAGCGCAGTGACGAAGCCGACCCACTCTACAAAGCGGCTTGGGCGAGTGCACCGACTTTTAACCCCACTACTGCCCCCGACATCGCTAGGCTCCGGAATCTACCCACATTCAAGGAAGCGATGAAGATCGGCGCGAAACGCATGGCGGACAACGACCTTAGCATCGCCGATCCGAGAAATACACTGCGTGCTTTGCACGAGACCAAGATCGCGCTGGACGACATGATCGAGAGTGCGATGCGGGAGGGTAAGGGTGGTCAAGCCGGGACATTGCTAGAAATGAAGCGGCGACTCCTCACCGACATGGAAAAAGCCTCACCCGAATACCGAATCGCACGGCAGACCTTTGCTGGTGATTCCGAGCTGTTGACGGCGATGAAAGAAGGCCAGCGGATTTACACGCTCCCCGAGCTGGAAATGCGCAAGCTCATCGACCGCTTTAAGGATTCTCCGTCCGAGTACGACGCCTTCCGGTCCGGCATCTCGCAGGCGATGCTGGAGAAGCTTCGAGTCGCCGGTCCGACCGCTGACCCCATGAAGTCGATCTTGTCTCGTGACGCCGAGCAAAAGCTTCGCCGAGCTTTCCGTGACGACGCCGCCTTTGATGAATTCAAGGACCGACTGCTTCAGGAGCGCACGATGCTCCAGACCGAAAAAGCCGGGTTCCGTCGTTCACCACTGGATACCGACCTTGATCAAGGTGCGGGTGGGGTGGGTGCCGCCGCGAACTTGATGGCCGGACGCCCATTTACTGCCGCCGGGGATGCACTCCGTGCCCAGTTCCCGAACCTGATCGGGATGTCACCCCGGATTGCCCAGCCCACCACTGAGAAGCTTTTGACGCCGACCGCTAAAGTGGACACGGTTATTGACAGTATCATGCAGTCGCTCAAACAGCAAGAGCAGTCATTGCTCACTTCAAGTCGTGTTACGAACGCTGGTGCGACACTTGCGGGGGGACTCGCCGCCGCTCGAGATCCTAAAGACCAGTACCCCGAGGATACCATGGCCCCCACACGGCCACCGAAGATCGAGCTATCTGGCATGGCGACCCCGCCAGCCGGTCCCCCGCCCTCTCCCTTAAGCTCCATGGGCCAGTAAGCTACCAATATAGCTCCCCACCCCTTCGATGCGCTCGAAGGGCTTCTCTCACCCCGGCATACACTCAGCTTACATGCGCATACACGAGAGAACCCTAGAATCGACTTCCTGTTCCATTAAGATGGTACGGCGTCTGGAACGCCCCAGTGTCTCGAAGCCCGCGTCCTTCGGGGCTTGAATGTGCCGTGTTCCGTTGTATCCCCCGTTCCATCATATACCCCCCTATTCGAACCACGTCGTTGACAGAGCATTCCCCCCGCGTGCGCATGGAACGGTGGAACAGGAGGCCTGTCTGTCGAATGGGGGAGGGTGTTCCATCATGTGTTCCATTGCTATGGAACGGTGGAACAAACGGTGAGGATTGATGTTCCGATGGCGAGATGTTATAATTATACCAGCCCACAGAAGTGGTGTCAATATATAGACGCATAGAGAGGTAAAACGATGACTAGTCTAGTTCAAGACTACGCAAATCTGTTCGCCGGTAACCTTCGGTCCTTTGGACAGTGGGACCCAGCGACAGGCAAGATGGTGACAGAAAAGAGCGAGGTCACGCTCCAGCATTACGCCGACCACTTGGAGGGCCGGATGGGGCTGGGTATAGTCCCAATCACGGACGGCGGCACAGTACTGTTCGGCTGTATCGACGTGGATAACCACGGCAAAGGATCCGACGGGTCCGACATCGACATTCCGAAGCTTGTGGAAAAGATCGAGCACTATCGGCTCCCGCTAGTGGCTACTCGTAGCAAGTCGGGTGGAGCGCACCTGTACCTGTTCGGCGAGGAATACCTCCCGGCCAAGCTTGTGATCCGGCTACTCAATTCGTGGCGCGACATGCTTCAAATCCCGAACCACGTGGATATCTTTCCGAAGCAGGACTCGCTGACCACGTCCAGTGGTGAGAAGTCGCTGGGGAACTGGATTAACCTACCATTCTTCGACAAAGACCGGACGGTGCGGTACGCGGTGGATGACAAAGGCCAGAAAATGTCGTTCGAGCTGTTCATCTCGTACGCCCAGTCGCGCCGGGTCACGGTGGCGGCACTGCAGGAGATAGCTCACCGGGAGCACTTGGAGGCCCCGCCGTGCATCCAAAAGATGATTCACACGGGCGTCGAATCCGGCTCACGCAATGACTCGATGTACAACGTGGTAGTGTACCTCAAGCGTGCCCGCCCCGACACATTCTTTGACGATGCGATGGAGCTGAACAAGACCATGTTCGACAAGCCGCTCGGCCCGGCTGAGGCCAAGAAGGTGATCCGCTCCGCGTCCCGCCGTGACTACCTGTACAAATGTAGCGAGGAGCCGTGCAAGTCGCTCTGCGACCGTAAGGTGTGCGTCACTCGCGAGTTCGGTATCTCGACCGAGGAGAGCAAGGAGCTGGATGCGCAAGACTCGCTACCCCAGTTCACCGAGCTGATCGAGTACCAGTCCGAACCCCCGCGCTGGGGCATCCACGTCAACGGGAAGCTCATCGCGAACATACCAACAATTATATTACGTGATCCTGCCGCAATGGGTACGCTGATTTTTGAACAGCTCAAGATCAACATCCCCAAGATCACTCAAGACTCGTGGCGGCGTCGTATCCTCGATCCGCTCATCCCGACGCTACGGGTGATCGAAGTACCAAAAGAGGCCAGTGCCTCGGGCATCATTGCCGCGAAGTTCAACGAGTTCGTGCAAAAGGCCGACCTGACCTCCGATGGCACTAATACTGAGGACCGCAAGGCACTGACCCGCAACATCCCGGTGGTGCAAGTCATCAACGGCGTGCGGTGCATCGTGTTCCGTGGTACAGCGTTCTCCGAATTCCTTAAGCGCAACAAGGCCGAGGTGATGACGGGCATGGACCTGTGGACGTCACTGCGGCGCGACTGCGGCGCGGACCACGACAAGCTCCGAATTCCGGGCGGCAAGCCCATCAACGTTTGGTACGCTCCCATAACTGAAGATCACGAGGTGAAAGTCGATGAACCCAAGTTCCGATCAGAATTCTAAAGTGCAGATCGCTTATGATGCAAAGACCAGCCGATTCATCATCCACTCGCCGCCGTGGATGGTGGACAAGATTCGCCGCATTCCCAATCGACGTTGGGATTCTCGTCGCCGGGTTTGGACAGCTCCTGCTCTACGGGCTAATAGCGAGTTTCTGCTTGGCAATTTTGACGCTGACGCATTTACAGATGTTGCTCGGACGGTTGCAAATACGACTATCGAACGCGTACACACGAATCAAGTAGCGGCATTCCCGGCCGTCTACACATTCAAGACTACGCCCCGGCCTTACCAGCTCAAGGGACTCGACCATGCGTGGAATAAGAGCACCTTCGCGTTCTACATGGACATGGGTACAGGCAAGACCAAGACTTCGCTTGACCTCTTTGCCGCGTACTTCATGGACAGTAAAGTGGATCGAGTGCTTATCGTCACCAAGTTCAGCACGCGCAAGAACTGGGAGCGCGAGGTACTCATTCACTGCCCGATGGAGTGCGACACGCTTATCCTCGACACTAGTAAGCCCAAGGCGTTCGAGCAGTGGAATACCACGACCGATGGCCGCCTGAAGTTCCTAATCGTCGGCACCGAATCGCTCGCGGCTGGTGGCGCGGTGGGCCTCGCGCAGAAGTTTGTGGATTGCAGTACCCGCGTCGGAATGATCGTGGACGAAGCGCATATGATTAAGAATCACTCGGCAGTGCGCAGTAAGAACTGCGTGAAGCTGGGTAAATCCGCGAATTACAAGGTGATCATGACGGGCACGCCAGTGGCGAACGGCCCGATGGACATCTTCATGCAATTCGAGTTCCTCGACCCGAACATCATCGGAATCGGGGATTTCTACTCTTTCCGCAATCGGTACGCGATTATGGGTGGATACGAGGATCGGCAGGTGGTGGGCTACCAGAATATGGAAGAGCTTATCGAGCTGATCTCGCCGTTCATCTACCAAGTGCGCAAGTCCGAGGTGCTGACGGAGTTACCACCAAAAGTGTACCAGACCCGTGAGGTCCAGCTAACTGATGAACAAAGACGACTATATAAAGACATTGCTAAACGTGACAAGACGGTATCTGGAGATCAAGGAATCACCGTCAAGACAGTGCTCGAGCGAATGCTCCGGCTCCAAGAAATCGCCGGGGGTATCATCACCTTCGAGCGCAATCCCGACCTTTACGACGCGGCGAAGTTCTCACACAATCGCATAGCGGGCAAGAACCCGAAGGTCGAAGAGCTACTCGCTATAGCTGAGGAGAACGACGCCAGCACGATTGTGTGGTGCCGATTCATTGAGGAAATCCGCATGGTGTGCGAGGCCCTCCGCGAGAAATACGGCCACGACTCTGTGGTAGAGATTCACGGCGGCATTAGCGAAAACGATCGCGACCACAACGTGCAGAACCTATTCCAGACCGGCAAAGCGCGATTCCTCGTGGGTAACGCGGCCACCGGTGGCGTGGGTCTGAATATGACCCGTGCGGAGTTGGTGGTGTACTATTCGAACTCGTTCTCTTTTACCGATCGCGAGCAGTCCGAGGACCGTGCGCACCGGATGGGGCAGACGCGGAGCGTGACCTACATCGACATTATCGCCGAAGGCACAGTGGACGCGGCCGTGACTCAAGCGTTACGAGAGAAAAAGGACGTGAGCGAGTTCGTACGGACGAGCATCAATGACCGAAACGATCGTAACTTGCTAGGCTCGCTCGCGTAGTGTATAATAGAGCACATAGAGATTAGAACATAGAGGAAGTATGCAAAAACCCGTAGTATTCGTGACACAAGAGGTCACGACAGCCAATTATCAGGACGTGGAACGCTTCGGCGAACCCGTGTTCCTGTCCACCAGTGAGGTGTCGAATGTCCCGGATTCCCTCCATAACCAAAAGCTCATCTCCTTCATCCGAAGCAGATTCGACAAATACGACCCCAGCATCGACTTCATTGCCCCCAGTGGAAGTCCTATCGTCGCGGGGTTGGTATTTGCGATGGCTCGAGAGAGAGGAGACACCTTCAACATCCTCAAGTGGAACAACCGCGACCGCCAGTACACCGCGATCCGAATCGGAGTAAAGGGAGAAAAGAATGTCTACTGAGATGGAAAATGAGTACTCCAAGTACGACGGTGTGTCGCTCGTGGACTTAGTGCACGCGATGTCTACGATGCAAAATCGTAAAGAGGCACTGGAAGATCAGCTCAAGATCATTAACAAGGAATTCGACTTCCTGCGCATCACCAAGATTCCCACCAAGATGGAGGAGGACGGAGTGGACCGTATCAACGTGACCGGAATTGGCCGCGTATCACTGACGGCGGATATGCACGTGTCGGTGAAAGCGGACCAGAAGTCCGAATTCTTCACATGGCTCCGCGACAACGGGCGCGGCGACCTCTTGCAGGAGAATATTAATCCGTCTACACTCAAGGCGGCCGTGAAGAAGATGTTCCGCGAAGGCGAAGAAGTGCCGGACCAGCTTCTGAATGTGTCGCCCTTTACGCGTGCCTCAATCACGCGGACCTGAATTCGGCAATGGTGCCGGGTATCCCGCACGCAATGCGTGCATGTAACTAGGAGCTAGTAATGGCTAAAAATCAAGTAGCAGTGAAAGAAGAATTCGAACTTGTAACTAACGAGATTCCGGATTTCTTGAAGCAAGGTAACCGGGGCGCGGAGAATGTCGGCACTGACGACATGATCATCCCCCGCATTGAGCTGATCCAAGCACTGTCCCCAGTGCGCAAGAAAAGCGATCCCGCCTATATCGATGGTGCTGAGGAAGGCATGCTGTACAATAACGTGACTCGTGCGCTGTACGGCACTGAAGTCACTGTGGTGCCAGTGTACTACACGAAGCAGTACCTCGTGTGGAAAGATCGCAAAGCGGGCGGCGGCGGTAGTAACGGCTTCCGTGGCGCATTCGCGACCAAGGAACTGGCTGACCGCGCAATCGCGGAGTTGGCCGAAGAAGCGTTGGAAGTCTCCGACACGGCACAGCACTTCGTGCTCGTGCGCAATGGTGACGACTGGCAAGAGGCGGTGATCTCGATGGCCAAGTCCAAGGTCAAGGTGTCCAAGCGTTGGAACTCGCTAATGCGACTCACCAACACCGATTCGTTCAGCCGCGCCTACAAGCTGTCGGCTACGACTGAGACCAACGCACGGAACGAGAGTTACTTCAACTTCAACGTCGCGGCCCTCGGGTTCGTGAACAAAGAGCTGTACGAGCGCGCTGAGAAGCTGTACGAAACGATCCGTTCCGGCGGCGTCAAGGTCTCGAACGACTACGACGGCGAAGTGAATGAAGTCGCAGAATCCGAGTATTGATCATGGATCCATGGAAACACCGTAGCGCTGGTATGCAGTGCAAAACGTGTATGTGGTTCGCCGAAAAAGTGCGCGACCGCATTGGTTCAGCTGACTCTGATACCAACTCGGTTATGACCGTTGGCCGTTGCCGCCGTCATGCTCCCACCATGAACGGCTATCCGGTGGTTTACATGACTGACTGGTGCGGCGATCACAAGCTGAACGAGAACGCTGTTTAATGCAAGTTAACGCCATCTACGGACCCCCCGGAACTGGCAAGACCACGGAGTTACTCCGGCGTGTGAGAGAGACAAGGGATTCAGGCGTTCAAGCTGAACGTGTGGCCTTTGTATCTTTCACTCGTGCGGCGGCATCCGAGGCACTCTCCCGGCTGGGCCTTAAGCGATCGGACAATGTGTCCACCATTCATGCGATGGCCTTTCGGCACATGGGCTTGCGGCAGACGCAAGTCGTGGACCCGATGAAGCTTCGCGAATTTTCAACAGTAATGGGGATACCGATTATTGGTAAGTCCCCGGAAGACGATGAGGAGCGTTCTGATGGAGACTTCTACCTTGACCTACTCAATTATGCCCGGAACACCTTTTCCAATCCGGCAGAAGTTTACGACATCTCGGACCGGCCGGGTACTCGGGCCGAGTTCAATGCGTTCATTCGGGCATATGCTGATTGGAAATCTACGTACGGATATTACGATTTCACCGATATGCTTGAACGTGCCGCCCGGGGCGCAGTGCGATCAGACGCAGAGGTTGTATTTGTCGACGAAGCTCAAGACTTATCACCTCTTCAGTGGGCTGTTATCGAGAAGCTCGTCCGACGTGCTCACGAAGTGCATATCGCGGGGGACGACGATCAGGCGATTTATACGTGGGCCGGTGCGGATGTACACGGTATGGGAAGATTTACGGACAAGCACAAGGGTAATAGCCATGTGCTCTCGTACTCGCATCGACTTCCTGCTTCAGTCCACGCACGATCACAAGAGCTTATCCGTCGAGTCGCATTCCGCGTGGATAAGGAGTTTAGTCCCAAGCCAGATTTGGGATTGGTCCGAGTACACGGATCGATCAACTCGGTGGAGATCGTCCACGGGGAAGATATATTACTACTGGGACGGACGCATTCAGTCCTCCGCGAAGTTGAGCAATCGCTCATTGAACGCCGCATCCCGTACACGCGCGAGTCGGGCCGCCCCGGACTGTATCAAAATCGATACGCCGCCGGACTACGAGCATTTCGCAAGCTGGGTCGAGGTGAGCGGATTACTGATGGAGAACGAAATGCAATATTCACAATTTCCAGCGCTGAGACAAGGCGGCTACTTGAAGCGGGCGACCTCGCCACTCTTGGTCGCACCCCATTCTACGTGGCCCTCCAGATTCCCGGCCGAGTCGTGGACTTTTACGCAGACGCTGACCTCGATACTGAGCCGACTATCCGACTTTCTACGATCCACGCGGCAAAAGGCCACGAAGCGGATCGGGTTATTCTTCTGACCGACATGACCACGCGGGTTCAGCAGACTGCCGAGAAGTCACCGGATGACGAGGTCCGAGTGTTCTACGTCGGAATGACCCGCTCCAAGCGTGTGTTAGACATAGTAGAGGGGTACAACGGCTACAAATTGTAGTAATTGACAGACAGTATCGCGGGTGGTATAATAGCCACTTCAGTAACCAACAGATAGAGGACATTCAAGATGGCAACATACGATAACACCAATTCGGGCATGATGGCCCGTAACGAGCGTCGCACCACCGACAAGCACCCCGAATTCTCCGGCTCGATCAACGTCGAGGGCGTGGATTATTGGCTCTCGGCTTGGGTTAATGAGGGCAAGGCTGGTGGTAAGATGGAAGGCAAAAAGTACTTCTCCATCAAGCTGTCGCGCAAAGAGGGCGGCGTTGGCACTTCCGGCCGATCAGCGAGTGATTCGAGCTACGAATCTGACGACATCCCGTTCTGATGACCGAACTCCCACGCATTGACTACGAACCTGTCGTGGTCATAGACACCGAGACCACGGGACTGAAGTGGTGGGCCGACAAGCTGTTCGGTATCTCCATCGCATTCCCGGGGTACTCGGGCTACTGGGACGTCCGGTCCGACCCCCACATCGTCGCATGGCTCAACGATCTCATCAAAGAGAAGCGTGTCGGGCTGTGGGTCGGCCATAACCTTAAATTCGACTTGCACTTCCTGCGCGAAGCCGGAGTCGCACTGCCACTGGACCGAATCGACTGCACGATGACCCGTGCCGCCTTGATCTCGGAGCATGAACCTACGTATGCCCTCGACTTCCTCGCTCGCAAATACTGCGGGATGAAGAAGGACGAGGAGATCTACGAGGAGATGTCGCGCCTGTTCGGTGGCCGCCCGACTCGCAACGCACAGATGCCGAATATTTCCCGCGCCCCCATCAGTCTCGTGTCGAAATACGCGATCCAAGACGCCGTGGTGACGCTTGCGTTGTACCAGTGGCAAGAGGAGCAGATGCGAACGCAGAATCTCGCCCAAGTGCACAAGCTCGAGCGCGACCTGATGCCAGTGATTATGGACATGGAGGAGCAAGGCGTGCGGGTGGACGTCGGGTTGGCTGAGAAGGCCGTCCGTGACCTCACCGTTCGCGTTGACACCATGCAGAGGGATCTGAATAGCTTGGCTGGCTTCGAGGTTAACCCGAACCCCTCCGGATCGATCGTAGACCTATTCAAGCCAACGCTCGGGGACGATAATGAGTGGTATCTGATTGACGGCACGAAAGCAGACAAGACCGACGGCGGTAAGGCCTCGATTAACGCCGACTGCCTACGCCGCATGAAGCACCCCGCCGCGAAGATGATTCTCGACTTGCGCAAAATGCTCAAGACCCGTGATACTTTCCTGTCGGGCCACATCTTGGGACACGAACACGATGGTATCATTCACTGCAACTACAACCAGACTAAAAACGACGCTGAGGCAGGGACTGGAACTGGACGTCTATCAGTTACCAATCCCGCTCTTCAGCAGATACCATCTAGAGACGTTGCCATCAAATCGCTTATCCGGCCGATTTTCAAGGCTGATGTGGGTGCTAAGTGGATGGGGCTGGATTGGTCACAATTTGAATTTCGAGTGGCTAACCATTACGGTCAGGTTCCCACGATTCTTGAGGCCTATCGTGCAAACCCCGATCTCGACTTTCACCAATTGGTGTCTGACCTCACCGGTATCCCCCGAAACGCCCAGTACGCTGGTGGCCCGTCTTCGAAAGCGATTAATCTCGGGCTGGCGTTCAATATGGGGTCTGGGCGGCTAGCGCAGGAGTGCGGGCTACCCTACACCGAGGAGGTAGGACCCAACGGCAACGTGTTTCTAAAGGCCGGACCCGAGGCGATGGCACTGTTCGAGAAGTACCACGCCGCGAACCCCGGAATGCGCAACACCGCGCAAAAGGCGAGTAATATTGCCAAGGAGCGCGGCTCGGTGCATTCAGTGATGGGCCGTCGGCTTCGGTTCCCGGGTGGACAATTCGTGCACAAGGCGTCAGGGCTGATTTACCAAGCCACCAGCGCGGACTGCATGAAGCAAAAGCTTATTGAGCTTCACAAGTATTTAACCGCCGAAGGCTGTGGGCGACTACTGCTGACGGTACACGACGAGGTGGGCATATCGCTCGATAAAGACTCACTCGATAAAGCGAAAGAGGTAGCACGAATCTACACGACCTTTGACGGTGTAGAATGTCCCATTCATCTGCGTGTTCCTATCACGTGCGACTGGGGTATAGGCGAGGACTGGTACGAAGCGAAAGGATAGAGGTAATGGAAAAGATTAGAATCGTAGTCGATCTGCAATACGGGAGCACCGGCAAGGGGCTGATCGTAGGCAAGATCGCTGAAGATGAAGCACCTGATACGGTGATCACCGCGTGGGCACCCAATGCGGGGCACACGTACATCAGCAAAGATGGGCGCAAGTTTATTCATACACACCTTGCCAACGGCATCGTGTCGCCCAAGCTCCGTCGAGTGCTCCTCGGCCCCGGCTCGCTGATCAACCCCCGGCAACTGCTGGCAGAGATCGCCGCGTGTTCGGACTTGCTCGGAAAGGTAGAGATTCTGATTCACCCACATGCCGCTGTAGTGACCGAGCGTCACATTGAGGAAGAAGCGGGACCGATGACCAAGATCGGCTCGACCAAAAAGGGCGTGGGTGCCGCGATGATTCAACGCATCCGACGCAATCCGGACGACCTGAACATCGCCGCCGACTGCGAGGAGCTTGCAAAATACATAGTCACAGTGGCTACCTACCGCGCCGCACTGCGTGACGCCAAGAGTGTGCTAGTAGAGGGCGCACAGGGCTACGGGTTGTCGATGTACCACGGCTTTTACCCCTACACCACTTCGCGTGATGTGAGCCTGTGGCAAATCCTCGCCGATTGCGGCATTCCGCACGACCTACTCCCCGAGGTATTCGGCGATCTGATGATGAACGTGATCGGCACATGCCGCACTTATCCGATCCGAGTGGCCAATCGATTCGACACCCACGGGACGCAAGTCGGCTACTCTGGACCTTGCTACGGTGACCAGCTGGAAATCACGTTTGAGGAGATCGGACAGAAGACCGAGCTGACCACAGTGACCAAGCTCCCGCGCCGCATTTTTACGTTTAGCCGCAAGCAGATTGAAGAGGCGATCGAGTACAATGGTGCTCGGGAGATCTTCCTGAACTTCGTTAATTATTGCAGGTCCGAGGACGAGGTGCGGGATATTGTGGAGTCGATTGAGCGCAGTAAAGACACAGTGGTGCGCTGGATTGGACTCGGACCCGCTTATAAGGACGTGTACTCGATGCCGCAATACGGTCCCGAGGCACGAATGGCACGAATTCTTGAACTTTGGAGAGCATATGCTACAGGTAGAATCAACAGTACACACGGATGAAGCCAATGAGACCCCTTGGGCGATACACCCCGAACGGGCGGCTGAAATTGTCGATGCGCACGGCGCAACCGTCGCGACTTTCGAAGTCCGTCACCACCTCAAAGGTGTTCTCGGCAACTGCGACCGCAATGCGGATCTTGCAGTCCGTGCAGTTAACGCCTACAAAAAGCGCGGGGGTGCGGATATTCGTCAGTTACAGGATCGGATTACGCGTTGGGCCGATTCTAACTTTCCACAAAGAACGACGCCGGATGTTTTACTCAAGCTCTACGAAGAGGTGGGTGAGTATTGCCGTAACCCCAAGTCAGCACTCGAAATGGGTGACATCCTTATATTACTCTTTGATGTCGCCCACCTGAACGGTATAGACGTGCATAAGGCGGTAGAGGACAAGATGGATATCAACGAAAAACGCGAATGGGAAGTGGACGTCAACACGAGGATCATGCGCCATGTCGAACCGAAATGATGAATTCAACAACTGGTACAACGAGACCTTCGGCCACGTGCTTGGGTCCGAGGACGATGATAACCGCGAAGCGGTAAAAAAGATCTGGAACGGGGCACTGGAGCGGATCGCTCGTAAGTACGAATTCCAGCTCTTCGACGAGCTTTCAGGCGATCAGATCGCTGACCAAATCAGGCGTCTGCAGGCGGTGAAGTCATGAGTTACATCATCGCTTCTCTCCCGCCCATGAAGTGCTTTGTGCGGCGCGAGTTCTTGTACAACGATCACAAGGGTCACGGGGAGCTGGAACCCGCGATTTGGGTTAGTATTAAAGCCCTCCGAGGCCAAGTGTTCCGGATCGAGTCGCTACTCCCCGCGTATGGCGCGCTGTACGACAAGCTACCTATTCACGCCTACGTTTGGCAATCGAACTACACCGGTAATCTGCCGATCGACGTTTTGCAACTATGGGACTGCATGGGCTACCGATTTACGATCGTCGAGAAGATCGGCTTGCGCAATCTTGGCGTGAAGTTCCTCGGCAAAGACCGGGAATGGCATTTCGGCCGATACCTATTCACCGTGGACTTCTGTGCTGACGGCATGGATATAGACACGGGATTCACCGAGCAAGCCGAAGAGCACAAGAGCTTCAACTTTATTGCGCTGGACAACGGCCAATTTGCTTGCCAGCCGAACAATCGGTGCCTGTGGTACGATCAGAGCCTAATTCCCGCCGAGACTAAATTCCCCGACTTTCAAGCGGCACAACGTATGTGGACCGTCGATGGTACACGCAAATGGAGTGCCGGGGACGACTGGTTCTACGATATCAAGGAGAGAACATGACCCCCGCCGAGCTACTGCATATGGATGCCGCAAGGTATGCTACTAACCGAAAGCTTGCTTATATCGGAGCCATGCATAAAAAAGAAGTCGAACCCATGAGTGAGCAAGAATTAAACGGCAGATGGCTGGCTCACTACGAAGGCTATCGTGAAGGCTACTGGGTCGCAACAGGTGATAATAAATTTACGACTGACCCGTTCAAGGAGAAAAACACATGAAAACCAAGCAAGAGATCAAAGAAGAAATCATTGAGCTATACGGAGCTACCACGGCTTTGAGGGAGGCAATGAACATACTCCACGCACAAAGCATGGAGAAAAGTAAACAGATGATGGCACTGAATCACATGCTAAAAGAAATGGATGATGACCACGGTATTGAAGGGGCGGGTGTATGAGTTTAACAGTATACGAACAGCTCCGCGCTTGCCACGTCAAGCGGTGGCACATCGTGCAGACGTCGCGGGAGCAGACGCTGGCCGAGCACTCTTTCGCAGTCGCGGTGATCGCGGGATCCCTCGCGGCGGCTATGCGATGGAAGGGCCTGTTGCATGATTCGGGTAAATTGAAGCTCCTGCAGTGGGCACTCGCGCACGACGTAATCGAGGTGCGCACCGGAGATATGCCGACGCCGTTCAAGCGTGACCTAGAAGCGGTAGGGGGTAAGGGTATCGTGGAAAAGGCTGAAGACCGAGTTGACAGCGATACAATGGCGGCTTACCGTCAGGTGAAAGGGACAGATATAGAGACCATAGTCAAGCTCGCGGACCAGATCGAGGCGATCTTTTTCCTGCAGGACAACGGAGTCGGGGCGCACGCCAAGCAAGTGCTCGATGGCCTTCGTGCGATCCTGTCCGACATGGTGAATGAGGCTGAGCGTTTGCACCCAGCGCTAAACGTTCGCGAATCGGTTCGCCGCGTGTGCAACGATATAGGAATTACAGGGGGATGGTTATGAATTGTATTAAGTGCGGCGAGGAGACCCGAGTCACTACCACATACCAGAACGCGAATGGCGTCACCCGCCGTCGCCGAACTTGCAACCATTGCGAATTTCGATTCACCACACGCGAAAGGGCCGAAATGCCCGAATCGCTCGAGGACGAAAAGAAGGGACTTGACAATCTGTCCCACGTGTGGTATAATGGATCCTCGACCAATAAACCATAGAGGACACCATCATGACGACCAGCACCCCCGTATTCTACCACCCGGCCCAAGAGGTCTCCTACGACTTCATCTCGGTAAGGAAGATCCCCGAGTTCATCCACCAGTTGGAGGGTGACGTGCGATCGAACTTCGAGCCGTACACGGCGGTAGACTTCGAGGAGGCGCACCACCGCGAGTACGTCCGTGGCATCCTGAAGAATGTCGCCCCGAACGGCTTCAACACGATCGATCCCGAGATCACGAACTCGCTCCTCTACTCGAACGCTGGCCACTGGGCGGCGGCCAAGCACGTGCTCCAGCAAGGCGGCGTGCGTGGTGCCGTGGCGTGCTCCGCGACTCAGGGCTTCCACCACGCTCACTTCGAGGACGGCTACGGGTTCTGCACGTTCAACGGGCTGATGATCACCGCGATGAAGGCACTCCGGAACGGCGCGACGAATGTGCTGATTATCGATGGGGATGGACACTACGGCGACGGGACCGAGGACGTACTGGACCACCTGATGGTCCGGGGTCGCGTCACGCACGTCACCCGCCCCGATATAGGACGCCCTATCCAGTCCGAGTGGAACGCCGCGATGTGGCAGTCGTTTGCTAAGGGATTGATTCGGAACTCGAAGGCGGGTATAATACTGTATCAGGCCGGTGCTGACGCTTGGGACCAAGATCCCTACGGAGTCGGATACCTGTCTGTCGAGGGTCTCGCGGCCCGCGATCGTGGCATCTTCACCGCCGCACGCGAAGCCGGGGTCCCATTAGTCTGGAATCTAGCAGGGGGATACTCGAAGCCGATGCAACACACGATCGACATCCATCTGCAAACGCTGAAGATCAGCAACGAGGTATACTATGCCACCAGTGAAGAATCTGTCGTTCGCTGACCTAATGGGCGGAGTAGGCAAGGGCCACCGCGCCATTGCCGCTCTCCCGGGCGCACAGCGCATTCCGCTGGGTATGCGGCAAGCACAAGCTGGCATGCTCCCGAGTGAAGTGCTTGAGCAGTACAATCAAGCCGGGATCTTTGGCAAGACCGCCAGTGGCGAGCCGATTCGTGGCACAATGTCCTCGACGAATGAGGGTGCGGTACAGCGTGGGTATATGCCCTCCACCGGCAAAATCCGGCTTGACCCCGAAAGCAAGGCACCGAAGAGTATAGACGAGGCGCACGCACGAGGTATTCATCCAAACATTTCGTGGTCACCCTCTAGGCTCGACAAGGACAAGACCCCGATGGGTTTTGAGCTGGAGCGTTACATGGCTGAAGCGGCGATGCGTGATCCTAAGTTCAACGCGGCGCGGGCACAATACGGTATGGATATGCCACACCCGACCATGACCGACCTCTACGCGATGGACGTAAAGCCCGGGACGTACGGCTTGAAAGACCCCGATTCCGCGTGGTGGAAGAGCCTTCCTGCAAAAGGCAAAGAGCTGTACGCGCTCGCGTACGACATGATGCGTGCACAAGGGCACGGGAACTTCGCGTCGCACCTGACCGATGTTAACCAAGCCCGACGACTCGGTAACGTATCGTCGCACTCGCTCGGACACGGCAACCTTGGGTACATCGCCCCAGTCGAAGAGGTGGCGTATTCGCCCGGGATGTCCGGCCAGCTTTTCTCGATGCCTGTTCAGGCCAGCCACAAGGAAGACTACTACCTAAAGAAGCTATTTGGTGGTCCGAACTTAGTAACCAATAAGAAGACCGACGAATTGATGGACGCGGCACTCGATCTGCGCACGCCGAATTTCCTGAAGATGACGCCCGACGAAACGCTCGGTACACTGCTCACACGCGAAGCGCAGATGGCGGGAGCCTACGGTCCCGGAACTGGTACAGCGTCACCTTTGCGGGTAAGCCAAGTGCGCCCCTACGAAGACGTATTGCTTAAGAACATTGCCGAGCCTCAAGTGCTAGCGAACCCACAGGACCTAGCGGGTGCTTTCGGCCCTACGACACTTGGACGACAAGCCACGACCGAAGCCCTTATTCGTGGGATGCTCAAGGGGTACGACCCTGCAGAGATCGTCGAGCGTCTGGTGAAAGAGGCCCCACAGGGTGCTTACAAGAACCGATACAAAAAAGGAGGGCTGGCTCATGCCGCAGTCATCGCTTGATATAGACGGGGTGGTCGCGGAGCGCGGCGAGTCGTACGGCGACTATACGGTCCAAGCCGAGATCGCACAGACGCTGAAGGACCTCTTTCGCGAGTGCCCGGGCTGGGGGCGGCTGGAGTACCACCAGCGCGAATCGCTGGACATGATCGCGTGCAAGGCGTCCCGCATTTTGAACGGCGACCCTAATCACCTCGACTCGTGGGTGGACATCGCAGGGTACGCGACCATCGTGGCGACACGAATACCAAAGGGGGGTATTGACAAGGCTACCCCACCTGTGTTATAATACAGATTCTGGGTTGATAAGACGATCCAGTAACCACCCAACCGATAGACACTATAGAGGACACATAATCATGGCAAAGACTACTACTAAACCCGTCGCAATCACCACCGACATGGTGGACGAACTCGCCAGCGTGCGTGACCAGCTCAAGGCGTTGACTGCTCGCGAGAAGCACCTTAAAGAGATCTTCCGCGCCGGTGGCGACGCGATCTACCGTGGCGACCAGCACCAGATCGAGATCAAGTTCACCAAGCGTCCCCAGCTCGATATGGATGCCGTCCGTGCGAAGCTCCCGGCTGAGTGGATCGCCGAGAACACCGGCGAAGTCGAGGTGATGAACATTCGTCAGATGGAGATCGTAAAATGAAGGTAACCCCCTACACCACGAAGTCCGGTATTCAGATCGGGTGCAACTACCAGCCCCCGCAGAATTGGGAGGCGAGTGCTGACATGGAAAGGCTCCAGTCATCACTGCTCGATCCCGAGTACCGGCCTACGGCTGAACGCTTTTGGGACGCCGTCCTTTGGACTGCCAGTGTCGCATTGCTTGCGATGCTCATTATAGGAGTACACTATGCGTGACGACGATATCGAGCTGGAAGAGGACGAGGGCGCGAACACTTGCCCCATCTGCAACGCAGGGATGGCCACCAAGTGTCTGCAGTCAAAGACTGACCCCCGGCACGACATCTTTTGGGCGAAATACGGGTACCAGTGCGAAGAGTGTGGTCACCAAGGCGACACATGGGAAGTACTGGGCGATTAGACGATACTTGACAGGTTATTACACCTGTGTTATAATTCATTCTTCATCAACACATAGAGGACATTCAGATCATGGCACACGAACTTAACTTCAATGCGGCAGGTAAAGCATCAATGGCGTACGCTGGAGAGACCCCTTGGCACGGCCTCGGACAGAAGCTCACCCCGGACGCCCCCCTCGACGTTTGGACTCGCGAAGCGGGTCTGGACTGGGAGGTCAAAAAGGGCGCGATCGCCTACGAGGTGCGCGACGAGGAGGACAATCCGGTTCGTATGCAGACCGTACCCGCACGCTGGGCACTGTACCGCTCCGACACTGGTGCGCCCTTGTCCGTCATGTCGAGCAATTACTACATCACCCAGCCCCGCGCCGTGATGGAGTTCTTCCGCGACCTGACTGAAGGCGGCGACTTCAAGATGGAGACCGCCGGGGTCCTGCGCAACGGCTCCACCTACTGGGCGTTGGCCAAGGCCGAAGATTCGTTCGACGTAGGCGGCGGTGACGTGGTCCTACCTTACCTACTGCTCGCGACGTCTTGCGACGGCTCGATGTCGAACACTGCGCAGTTCACGACCACCCGTGTGGTGTGCAATAACACGCTGTCGCTGGCCGTGGCGAACAAGACTGGCCAAATCCGCGTGCCGCACAGCACCCAGTTCAACGCCGACAAGTTCAAGGCCGAGTTGGGACTGTGCGCGGACACTTGGAGCCAGTTCAAGACGAACGCGACCACGCTGTCCAAGCGCAAGGTGTCGAAAGAGGAGGCGGCTCGCTACTTCCTCGACGTGTTCTACGGCGACGAAGCCGAGTCGATCGACGTCGAAGCCAAGCGTCCAATGATCGAGCTGGTGACAAAGATCTACCTCGACGGCGTGGGCCAGCGAGCCAAGACCGCGCAAGGCACCGCGTGGGGATTGCTGAACGCCGTCACCCGCTTCGCCGATCACGAGCGTAAGGCCGCGTCCCGCGACACCCGCTTGCAATCCGCGTGGTTCGGTGCTGGTGCGCGACTGAAACGCGACGCATTGACACAGGCGATGGCTCTGGTATAATGGGGCCTTCATGGAACCCGCAGTTGCCATGGAACTTCAAGGGGGCTTCGGCCCCCTCTTTTTTAAACACATAGAGGAAACTGTATTATGGCTCGAATAGTCTGGTCACACATCGAAAAAGGCGCAGTCTTCGCCCGCATGGAGCAAGTCTTTCGCCAGTACCCCAATACCACACGCAAACAGGCATTGCGGGAAGCGCAGTCCGTGCTCAATTCCAGCCGCTGGGTGAAGATCACCGATCAGCGCGTGTTCAACTACAAAGACCGCATCGACATTGCCCAGCAACGTGCGTTGCAAGCGTCGAGAAGAACGCCCGAGAAGGCCGTCGAAGCCCCCGCCCCTATACTAGCCCCGACCCCTGTACCCGAGCGCAAGGAAGACCCCAAGACGAGGCTCGCGGATATACTCGAGCTACTACTGGACGTCGTCGCCGAGTCCGTGGCGGCCCGGGTTGCGGCGAAGGTAGCGGATCTCCCCGCCCGGCAATTCCAGCCCGGTATCTCTCTTACCGAACATCGTCCGAAGCACGACCCCCAGCCGATTCCACATCCCACCGGCGTGGCAAAACCCGGCGTGCTAGTGATCGGACTACTACCGGCACAGGCGTACCAAATTGTCTCGGCAGTCGGCGATCGGCTGGACCTGACCTTCTACACGGCCGAGGATGCTGTGCACAAGCCCAAGCTCGTCCGAGCGCACACGGTATTGATGACCAAGTTCATTTCGCACGCCGTGCAGGACAAATACCGAAAGGCCACCGATCTGCGTTTCTGCAACGGTAGCACGGGCGAACTCGTGAAGATACTTGACAGCATTGTCCCACCTGTGTTATAATATAACCTTTTTAACAACACATAGAGGACACCACCATGCAGACTACCACTACAAGCGTCGAGCAATCCATGTACGGTTGCGACATTGAAGCGTTCAAGGACTCCGTTCGCCGTTCGATCACTTACCGATTCACCGGCGGCAACATGGTCGTCGCGGGCCTGATGTCCGACGCCCAAGAGCTGATGGCTATGGGCCAATCCGAGACCGCACGCCAGTACCTGAACCGCGCAAAGGCGATCCTGTTCGACATCATGGACGGCAAAATGTCCGGCGGCGCGGAGGTGAAGTAATGAACCGCACGATCTCCTACACTGACCTCGCGGCGGTCTTCCGTCGCAAGTTCGCCGAGTACGACGCCCATATGTGCGACAACGCTCTGCGCGACTGCTACGACGCGATGCTCGCCGTGGGCGAGACAACTGACCCCGAATACGCCCGGAAGTTGTGGTGCGAAATCGACGCCATCCGCGACCGCCAAATGCTGTTGAAGAAAAAAGGAGCCTATGTATGATGATTCAAAACGCTACCATGAACCTGATCGACGCGATCGTTAACCGGGACCTGATCCCTTTCGCCTACTCGGGCCGCTTCATGTACGGGCAGGACTGCGTCGCGTGCGTCGTGGACGAGGGGTCCGACATGGAAGGACTGCCGAAAGAGGGGGCCACGGTGGACCAAATGGGCAAAGGCTACGTGGTCTACTGGTCCCGCGTCGAATGGACCGACGGGGTGCAAGAGTACGTCGACACCCTGCTCGATCCCTCGGGAAAGGCCGAATGACCCTATTCGCAGTAGGGTCATTTGAGGGGGGTACTTGACAAACCCATTGCACCCGTGTTATAATTCAGTTTCTGGATCGATAAAAAGATCCGGAGACCCACAACCCGATAATCTTATAGAGGACACACACCATGAAAATCGCAACACGCACAGCTACTAAGACCCAAGTCGAAATCGTCTCCGTGAACGGCGGCTGGACCAAGATCCGCGCAATCGGCCAGCAAAAGATCATCAACGTGCGCAACGGCGAATTGACCGGCCACACCGAGATCACCAAGGCCACGCCCGTGACCGCCGAACTCGTGATCGAAAAGGCCCGCACCTCCGCTCGCGTCAAGATGGACATCAACGAGCGTAAAAACGGCAAAGTCGATCCGCTCTACTTGCCCCAGTACACCGCGTACGCCATCCAGTTGGCCGACGGCACGAAAAAGCGTTCGATCGACAAGGGCGACACCGTGGCCGTGGCACTGCGCAAGCTGACCCTCGACGCCGTGTACGCGACAGCGTCCAGCGCGACTGGCATCTCCCAAGTCGGCCTCCGCGACCGTTTCGCCCACCTGAACCCCGGCATGCAACGCATGAACCTCGGTAACATGATCCGCAAAGCCATGAAGGAAGCCGCAAATGCTTAATACCAAAAAAGAAGTCCGGGTGCGCTTGCACTCGGCCACCCTCACGGGTGAAATGCTACTGGACGGCCAGCGCATCGCCTTCCGCGCCGAAATCGACGGCGGCAAGGTGGATGCGTGGTTCGATCCGGTGAAAGAGGGCCAGCACATCGATCGCTGGCTCGCTTTCCGCGCCTTGGACCGCTGGATCGACGACAACTTGAGAGGATGAATATGCAATACGAAAAGATGACCCCTAGGACCGTCGCGCACCTGATCGCGGTGGGCTGGATTGACGACGCCTTCTACGGCAAGACGGCGGACTTGGACGATCTCTCTCCGGCCCGCCAGCGCGACGTGCGCATCCAGCTGGCCAAAATCCGCCAGCGGCTCACGGACGACGCTAAGCTCGACGGCTTGCCGCTCGATTTGGAGCGCGTGGCGTGACGCAGACTTGTGCGAAATGCAAAGTCGAGCGACTGGCTGGCGGCGGCGTCGAAACCCGCCCCGGCCGGTGGCTGTGTGCCCGGTGTTGGGTCCAGTTCACCCAACGGCGACTGGGGTATTGACAAAGGTATCGCACCTGTGTTATAATACGTCTTTTTTAACCAACAGATAGAGGACAACACCATGAACAAGCAACGCCGCGCCAAAGTAGAAGCCGAAGTACTCGCCGCCCAAACCGCGATCGAAGCCCTGCGTTTCGCTCTGCAGAACCTGCAAGACCTCGCGAACGAAGAGCAAGAGTGCTTCGACAACATGCCCGAAGGCCTCCAAGCGTCCGACAACGGTCAGCGCATCGAAGAGATCGCCCAAGCGTTCGATTCGGCCAATAGCACGTTCGAATCCGCGATCGACGACGTCGAGTCCGCGCTGGAAGAGATCACCGAAGCCGTCAACCAGTAAAAGGAGCCGAACCATGGACTTTGTACCCCTGACCGAACACTCCCCCCGTCCCAGTGGGGACCCCAACTACGTGCCTTGGTGGGCAAAGGGCGAGTACGCCCGCGCCAACGGCACAAAATACACGACCGAATCGGGCGTCACGATCGTCGGCGGCCGGGCCACCGGAAGGCTTCCCGTGGCTCCGAGACCCGCCCCGGTACTTACACCCCAACCCCGGGCGGCAAGCGTCCCGGAGACCCCACGGAAGGCCTCGGCGACCCCTCGGGAACCCGATCTGGCCCAGCGGCTGGTGGCCAAGTGCCCCTTCCCCGTCTTGCGCGTCGCCCTGTGCAACGAGTACGGCATCAATCCGGCGATTCTGGACGCCCCGAACAACGGCGTCGCGACGATGCGACTGCTCAACGCACTGCGGAAGGCCTTGAAAGATAGGGGGACGGCATGACACGGAAGCCCTCCGGAGACGCTTGAGATATGCCAAGCTATTACCATACCGGTACTATATCCTCCAGCGCAAGGAAGACCCCAAGGAAGGCCTCGGAGAGGTATTGGAGCGACCATGCGACTACCTGAACAGAAGCTCTACGACTGGCTGGTCCGCAAAATCGGCCACCGGGCACTGCTGGAACGTGTCGAGAACCGGGTGAAAAAAGACACCCCGGACCTGTACTTCGCCACCCACGCCACCGCCTACGCCGACTACCGCCCGGTATCCGGCTGGATCGAACTCAAGGTACTCGACGCCTTCCCCGTCAAAGCCACCACAACCGTCAAGCTTCCCCACTGGACCAACGGCCAACGCTACTGGGCGATTCGGCACCGAAAACACGGCGGCAACACGTGGCTCGTGGTCCAAGTCGGCGACGAAGTCTTCGTGTTCAACGCCGTGGAAGTGGCTCACAGCGACTGGACCCAAGCCGAATGGCGTACTTACGCCCAAGTGCTCCACCGCCGTGACTGTAGCACCGAAGCCGTACTTGCGGCACTGCGCGAATTCGTGGTTTAATTCGTTCACGGCGTGCAATGCGCTGTACTCGCGTCGCGCCCCTCGACGCTGGTGGAACAAGAAAAGCAACGTTCCACCGTTCCATTAAGATGGAACGCACAATGGAACGCTCCTCCCATTCGAAAAAAGACCCGGTGTTCCATTGTTACACACGCACGCGGGGGTACTGCCCTGTCAACGGCATGGTTTAATATATATGGGTATATGATGGAACGATGGTACACGGGCTGTGTGTCTCGAAACCCGCGTCGGACGGGGCTTGTGAGGCAGTAGTGCGTTCCATCACCGTTCCATCATTATGGAACACGAGGGGATTTCCAGACGTCGAATATTCTTCCACCACCACTTAGGGCTTCTCTCAGGGCTTCTCGTGTACGCGCATGAAAGCGTTATAACTCCGCGTTATGCTCCGGCGATTCGTTATAACGGTCCGGCAGACAAAGCCGGGTATTGTGTGCCGCGTGGCATTTGTGGTTTAATTCGCTCCATGGCCTTACCTGACGAACGCAAACTGCTAAAAGACATCGGACCTGAGACGATCGCCGAATACGAGCGTCGTGCCGGGATTTCTGTGCAAACACTGCTGGACGCCGTGGTGCGTGACCGCGTGCGACACCCGCCCAGTCCCTCGTGCCTTATGTCCCACTCTCCCACGTGCAACGACCCAAGCATCACGGCAACGGACGAGCTTGCACTACTTGAGGAGACAAAGGCGTACAAAATGCTACAGATTATCGCCGAATTCCGTGATGGTCCGCCCGAGTCGCGCTTTTCCTTACGCCACGCTTACAACACGGCGGGCATCCATCGGCAAACGCTGATCGGCTGGCGCGGTGACCACAAGCTGTTCGACGGCATCATGGACAGCATTCAGGAAGAAATGGTCGATACGATGCGTGCCGAAGCGTACCGTCGCTCTGTCGTGGGACACGACGAGCCGATCGTGCATCAGGGCGTCAAAACGGGCGACACAGTGAAAAAGTTTAGTGATTCACTGCTCCAGTTCACGCTCATGGGGTACGACGCGAAATTCCGCTCGAAAGACGTCAACATGAACGTGTCGGGCCAGCTGGACTCGAACATCAATATTGAGGGTCTCCGTGATCGCCTTGCCCAACGTCTTAACTCGCGCTCAAAGGCGGAGTAAAAAGTCGACGATTGTCGACTCGGCGAACTGGCACGAGTTCGTGGACGAACTGTCGGACCGCGAAGCACTCGAACTCTTTTACGACTGGCAAACGTGGGCACGGCCCAACCAGCTTATTCCACCCGGGGACGACTGGACCATCTGGATGATCCTCGCCGGACGTGGCTGGGGAAAGACCCGGTGTGGTGCCGAATTCGTGCGCTACCACGCCGAAAACGGACTAGCGGGCCGCATTGCACTGATCGCCGAGGACGCGGGCGACGCACGTGACGTTATGGTGGAGGGCGAGTCCGGCATTTTGGCCATCTCGCATCCCAAATGCAAGCCGGTATTCGTCCCATCGAAGCGGCGACTCGAGTGGCCCAACGGTGCGATCGCCACGATCTATTCGGACAACGACCCCGAGACACTGCGGGGACCACAGCACGATTTGGCGTGGGTGGACGAACTGGCGAAATTCCGCAACGCAGAAGATATGTGGTCCAACTTGATGTTCGGCCTGCGACTTGGGCAAAAGCCCCGCGTTTGCATCACCACAACACCAAAACCCATCCCGATCGTCCGTCGCTTGATTAACGAGGACCGCGTGTACGTAACCACGGGCACGACACACGAGAATTTTAATAACCTCGCACCCACGTTTCGCGACGAAATCGTGTCGCAGTACGAGGGCACACGCATTGGGCGGCAAGAGCTGTACGCGGAGGTCATTGACCCCGAAGACTACGGCATCGTCAAGCGCGAGTGGTTCAAGCTGTGGGACGCGAACAAGCCACTGCCCGAATTCATTTATGTGCTCCAGTCTTACGACTGCGCGTACACGGAAAAGACGCAAAACGATCCGACTGCGTGCTCAGTGTGGGGCATCTTTCGGCCGAATGAGGACACCGGACTTTGCGCGATGCTCATCGACTGCTGGGAGGACTTCCTCGCATACCCGGACCTGCGGCCCAAGATCATCGACGAGTACGGCTCCATCTACGGCGAACCCGGCAAAAAGGTGGACCTCGTGCTCGTGGAGGACAAAGCCTCGGGCATTAGCATTTTGCAGGACTTGCAACGTGCTGGTGTGCCTTGCCGCGCCTACAACCCGGGCCGCGCTGACAAAGTACAGCGTTTGCATTTGGTGGCAAACATCATTGCACATGGCCGCGTTTACATTCCCGAGTCGCTCGTCCACCGGGGCCAGCCACGCGATTGGGCAGAGCCGCTGGTGTCCCAAGTGTGCTCATTCCCCGAGGCAGATCGGGACGACTTGACTGACACGCTGTCCCAAGCGTTGCGATTGCTAAAAGACATGTCATTCCTGCAGATCGATCCGATCCCACCGGACAACGATTACGTGGACGACGAATATCGACCCAACCGAGGCAACCCTTATGCCCAATAACTACGCCGACATACTTGACGATCTCAAAGCGTCACTCCAACCCGCCGATGTTCTCACGCTGTTCGCCGGATTGCGCAACGCTATGCCAGTGTACGCCGCACTGGGAGCCACGGGCACGAATGAGGGTCACGATGAGGAGCTGGCCAGACGCCGTGGACCGCGCACCATGCCAGCACCGCCGCCCATCGACCCTGAGGAGTCCAATCGCCGTGCGAAGATGGACTTCGAGATGCAGTACCCCGATCCTCGCATTCGCGAACTGTTGATCGCCGAAATGCTCAAGCAGTCACGCGACCCGTACAGCCCGACGACCGCTACACGCCGCCGCGATTTTGAGGTAGCGCCGATGTCGGCCCCGCAGTTCATGGGTGCCGCACCGAAGAAGAGGAAATTCGCCAATGGTGGCGCGATCGATTTTTCCACGCCCGATATGGCCGACGGTGGACGATTCATTCCCACCGCACAGCCGTTTAACAAGGGCGGTGCGGCGAAAAAGACGCTGGACCAGATGGCGGCGGAGATGATGCAAAAAGGCGTCAAGCTCGAATCGCCCGCACGTCGTGGATTTCTCGGCCTTGGTAAGGCGGCGGATTTCCCACTCGCCAAACTGGATACTAAGGCACTGGAGAAGATGCAGTCCGAGATGAAAGGCGCACCGGCCATCACTGAGAAATCTGTAACCATCGACCCCGGCAAAGGCGCGGCAAAGTCCACGCTAAAGTCGGTGAGCGAAACACCAATGACGCGGCGTGAAGTCCTGCAATCGGCGGCGGGTCAGGCGATGCGCGGCATGTTGCCCGATCTCGGTGGTTTGAGTGCTCTTGGTAATGTGGCCAAAGTCGCAGAGTCTGTGGCCCCACAAGCGTATGAAGCGTCAGCGATCCCGGGCCTCATGGCCGCATTGATGCGTACCGGTATGTCACCCGACGAAGCTGGCGCGATGGTAGAAAAGCTCATCCCTAAAGCACCACAGGGTTGGCCGACGATGGTGGGCGATCGGATTAAAGCACCAGCCGAGAATATGCCGCACGTCGGGCAAGACACGCCGCTAATGTCGATATTTGGCGAGATGGTGCGCCCCGCGTTCCAGAATGGACCATTCAGCATCCGACCCGAAATGCGTGACCTTCGTCGTCTAAGTCCTGAGGATTACGCCGCAATAAAAGAAACGGCACGCGACATCAAGCAATATGGTCACGAGAACTAAGCCGTGTTAAAATCGCATATTAAAGGCTGACTATGGCAACTGAATTCCCACAACCGCAGATGGAAGCACCCGCAGGTCCTGAGGACACGGCGGGCATGGTGTTCGACCTCGACATGGAGGACCCCTACGCGGAAGTGGAAGAGCAACCGGACGGGTCCGCTATCGTCCGCATGGACGAATTCAAAGGGCCGAACGAGGACCAAGACTTTTACGCGAATTTGGCCGACGAGCTGGACCCTTGGAAGCTCGACAAGCTTGCGATGCACTACCTCGACTTGATCGAGAAGGACAAAGAGGCACGCAAAGAGCGCGACAAGCAGTACGAAGAGGGACTCAAACGCACGGGCCTTGGGCATGACGCTCCCGGTGGTGCGCAGTTCCAAGGTGCATCGAAAGTCGTGCACCCAGTCATGGCTGAGGCCTGTATTGATTTTGAGTCGCGTGCTATTAAGGAGCTGTTCCCACCAGACGGCCCAGTGCGTACGAACATTTTGGGCGACGTCACCGAAGAGGAAACGAAACGGGCCGAGCGCAAACGCGACTTCATGAACTGGCAACTCACCGAGCAGATCGAGGAATTCCGCGACGAGCAGGAGCAGATGTTGACCCAGTTGCCGCTCGGCGGCTCGCAGTTCATGAAGCTCTGGTACGACGATCGCAAGAAGAGACCTTGCGCGGAGTTTGTGCCGATTGACAACATCCTACTGCCTTTCTCCGCTGGTAATTTTTACACTGCACAACGTGTGACTGAGGTGCAAGACATCACCCAGCAGGAATTCGAGTCGCGTATGTCGTCGGGTCTGTATCGCGACGTCACCTTCACTCGCGCCAGCATGGAACCCGAGCCAACGTCTCCCGAGAAGGCGAATAACAAGATCGAGGGTAGACAGTGGAGTGACGACACCGATGGACTGCGTCGTGTGTACCACATTTACGCGTTTATCGCTGAAGAAGATGATTCGCACTCTAAAGGCGAATTGGCTCCTTACATTTTGATGATCGACGAGAACAACACGGAAGTCGTCGGCATGTACCGGAACTGGGAGCAGGGCGATGAAGCTATGGCGAAGCTCGATCATATCATCGAATTCAAGTTCATCCCATGGCGTGGTGCGTACGCTATTGGACTGCCTCATCTCATTGGTGGTCTTTCTGCCGCTATTACCGGTGGTCTGCGTGCTCTACTGGACACAGCACACATTAACAACGCCGCTACGATGCTCAAGATCAAGGGCGCAAAGATCTCTGGACAGTCACAGAATGTTGAAGTGACGCAAATCACCGAGATCGAAGGTGCTCCGGGCGTTGACGATATTCGCAAAATCGCAATGCCAATGCCTTTTAACCCGCCGAGCGAAGTGCTCTTCAAGCTCGTGGGCTTCCTGACGGATGCCGCGAAGGGTGTGGTGACTACTTCCGAGGAGAAAATCGCGGAGTTGAATGCCAACACGCCAGTCGGCACTACTCAGGCGTTGATCGAACAGGGTTCGAAAGTATTCTCAGCGATTCACGCACGACTTCACGACTCTCAATCGCGTGTCTTGAAGGTACTCCAGCGCATCAATCGCTGGTACTTGGAAGAGATGCGAATGGGCGATATAGTCCAAGAGCTGGACATCCGACGCGAAGACTTCAATCGAAACACCGACGTGATACCGGTGAGCGATCCGCACATATTCTCCGAGACTCAGCGGATGGCGCAAACACAGGCTGTGATGGCCTACATGGACAAGTACCCCGATCTCTTCGATCGTCGGGCGGTCGTCCAGCGTGCGTTGAAGCAGATGAAAATACCGAACGTGCAGGAATTGATGCCCGCAACGGCCGAGCCGATGGAGATTAATGCGGCAGAAGAGAATGCGGCGATGTCGATTGGGCGTGCCGCGTTTGCGTACCCACATCAGAACCAGCTGGCGCATATTCAAAGTCACCTCGATTTCGCGCTGAACCCGATGCTGGGGTCCAATCCGATTATCGCGCCAGCGTTCTTGCCCGCTTTCCTCGAGCACTTTAAGCAACACTTGATGCTCTGGTATCTCGGCCACATGAACGGCTATGTCGAGGAATCGCTTGGCCGTCCCGTGAAGGACTACGACATTGCGGGAATAACCGGCGAGATCGACAAGCTGTACGCGTTGGCCTCTCAGCACACCCAGATGGACGCGAAAGAGGCGTTTGCGAAGGTTATGCCCGCAATGCAACAGATCTTGGAGACTGTGCAAAAGCTCAAACCACAGCCACAGATGGATGGATCGGATCAGGTGATCCTCCAGACATCAATGGCCGAGACCAAACGACGTGCAGAGCGCGACGCGAAAGAACTGGCGTTGCAAGAAGAGCGTCTGAAAAACGACGCACTGAGCAAAAACCGCGAACAGCAGATCAAGATCGCGCTGAACGCATCGGACAACTTGACCGAAGAACGGATCAAGACTGCAGAATTGACGCAAGACGCGGCAGTTCTGAAGAGCGAGCAGGAGCAAACTGCATTGGCCGCGCAAGAGAGCGCACAACGAACTTTAGGAGTGTAACATGGCTACTAGTGATCAAGAACAGATGGGCATCAACGTACCTTACCACAAGCGAATGGCCATGGGCGCGAAGCTCGACGGTTCCTCGCTTGGTGCAAAAGAACCCGCGAAGACGCCCAGTGCGCCCAAGCGTGGCGGCGGTGCATTAGCGCAAGCTAAAAAGAAATAATGCGATACGTCAGTGACCTCATTGGTGCTATTGAGGTCCGCAAATCGGCGATCGCGCAGTCATTGGTGAACGGCAATGCCGTCACTTTTGAGGCCTACCAACGCTTAGTTGGCCAGCACCAAGGGCTTGAAGAAGCTCTGGTAATTTTAAACGACCTTTTAAATGAGGAAGATGATAATGAGTGACACACAACCGGAAGCTTCGAATGAAGCCGCGTTGCGGGAAGCATTTCCAGCAGTTGATCCCGGTGCTTTGCCTGTAGGTGGACGTATTCTCGTGCAATGGAGAGCCGTTGCAGAGAAACTGACGAAATCAGGCTTAATACTACCAGAAGAAACGAAGGAAACAGAGAAGTGGAACACGCAAGTCGCGAAAGTGATTATGCTTGGCCCACTGGCTTTCAAGAAGCGCGACACGATGGAGCCATGGCCCGAGGGCAACTGGATATCCGTCGGAGACTATGTTCGCATGCCAAAATGGGGCGGAGACCGTTGGGAAGTACCTTTCACAATCGACGGACTCGAAGGAAAAGCCCTTTTTAGTATTTTTAATGATCACGAAGTAATTGCCAAAGTTACGTGTGACCCCTTGAAAGTGAAAGCCTTCTTATGACCCCTAATGATAAACTCGATTTGCAACTTGCGGAAGAACCCGATGGGTCCGCAACGGTGTCTTTGCCCGATGGCGAAGCACCGAATACCGCCGACAATGGCGACGAAGGTCTTCGGACCGGTGGTCGCGTTGACGCGGATGACGGCGACGATGATGATAATCCCGCCGATAATATACCTCACGCCGATCCCGAGCGCGAAGCTATTCGACTGGCCCGTCGCGAAGAGCGACAGCTCAAGAAGAAGCTTCAGAAGGCCAAGGCGAATGAGTCGAACCATCTGATCACATCGCTGAAACGTCAGAATGACCACATGGCTGAACGCCTTGCGGTTCTGGAAAAGCGCACGGCCGGTTCGGACCTTGCTCGACTGGACAAAGCGATCGAAGACGGTAATTTGCGACTTCAGTACGCCAAGATGAAGGTGAAAGAGGCCACCGAGATGGCTGACGGCACTTCCGTCGTCGAGGCGCAAGAGGCGTGGTATGAAGCCCGCCGCCAAGTGGAGGCACTCGAAGCACTCAAGAAGCGTGCTGTAGCCTCCGAACCCTCCCGTAATTCTGTACCCCAAGCTCCGGACCCTCTCCTGAAGCGTCACGCTTCGGACTGGATGGCTCGAAACGATTGGTACGACCCGAACGGCAAGGACATGGACTCTCAAGTCGCCACTAAGGTGGACGAGGCACTCGTGGCCGACGGCTGGGATCCGAAGACTGCCGAGTACTGGGAAGAATTAGATAATAGATTGACAAAATACCTGCCGCACCGTTATAATAGCGGCAACGACAATCAGTCGTCAAATCGGAGACCTCGCACCGTGGTAACAAGTTCAGGCCGTGAATCACAATCGACAGCTCGTGGAAACGAGTTCCGGTTGTCTCCTGAGCGAGTCCGCGCCATCAAGGAAGCCGGTAGATGGGACAACATCACCGAGCGTAACAAGATGATTCGTAAATACGCGGAATATGACCGCATGAATGTGAACAAGGGGTAAAGATTATGAGAGATGACCGATTGAAAAAAGACCTTTCAGGTGGTGGCCGTGAATCCCGCGCACAGCAGGATAGTGAACGCGGTTCAGCAACTGAGAAACTGGCGAGCGCGCAAGAACGTCGTAGGATGTTCAGTTCGGAATGGATTCAAGAGTCCCTTCCAAAACCTCCGGATATTCCGGGATTTCACGTATGTTGGCTTTCAACGACCAATGGGTACGACCCTATCCACAAGCGAATTCGCATGGGTTACGAACCAGTAAGGATTGAAGAGGTTCCGGGCTTTGAGAACTACAAAGTTAAAGCCGGTGAGCACACTGGATTCGTTGCTTGCAATGAAATGTTGCTCTACAAGTTGCCTGAGGAAGTTTATCAGGACATCATGGCAGAGTTGCATCATCATGCTCCTCAGGATGAAGCGGACAAAATTCGCGTTCAGGCTGAGCAGACGATGGGGCGAGACAGTAATGGCAGGCGTCTTGGTCAGATTGAAGGTGAAGGCATCAGTGAACTTGATAAACCTATGCCCATCCCCGTGTTCCGGTGATGGATTCTGAACCATGATTTGGAGTGACTAATATGTCTTCAACAAATGCACCGTTCGGTTTGCGCCCCTCGTTCCATCCTTCCGGTTTGGACCGTGCGGTCGCTTTGACTGACGGTATTCTGTCTGGCTACACCAGCGACATCTTGAAGGGCCAGCCCGTCAAGTTAGCTACCACTGGCCTTTTGCAAGTCGCCGCCGCTGGCGACGCGTTCTTGGGTGCCTTTGCGGGTGCTCAATGGACCGACACCACCGGCCGTCCTCGTATCAGCAACTATTGGCCCGCCAATACTGCCTACGTGACTGGCTCGCTTGTGGCTTATTACTACCAAGATCCCGCGATCGTTTATGACATTCAGGCCGACGGCCCATTGGCACAAACTACGTTGGGTGCACAGTCAGATTTTAGTAATGTGACTGCAGGTTCCACGACCACTGGATTGTCTCAGTGCACAATTAGCACCTCGGTTGTTGCCGCTGGTTCTTCTGCGCAATTGAAGATTATTGGTTTGACCCCCGGCGTTGATAACGCATGGGGAGATGCATTCACTGTAGTGCAAGTTCAAGTTAATGAGTCGCAGTTCAATGCGTCCGTTAACGCTATTTAAGGAGGACTAAAAAATGGCCGCTCCAATGCGCAGTACCGACTTTCGTAGTATCGTCGAGCCAATTCTGAACGAATGCTTCGACGGTATCTACGAACAGCGTAAAGATGAATGGTCCCGTGTCTTCCGCGAAGAACAGGGCATTCCCCGTAACTACCATGAAGAACCCGTCTTGTACGGATTTGGTGCCGCTCCCCAGTTGCCTGATGGTACTCCCGTCAGCTACCAACAGGGTGGTGTGCTCTTCTTGCAACGCTATGTGTACAATGTGTATGGCCTCGCTTTCGCATTGACCAAAGTGTTGGTGGAAGACGGCGACCACATTCGTATCGGTCAGGTGTACGCTAAGCATTTGGCTCAATCATTGATTGAGACTAAAGAGACTCTGTCCGCAAACGTTTTGAACCGCGCTTTCAACGGTTCTTACGTTGGTGGTGACGGCGTGTCGCTTATCAACACCTCACACCCAATCGTGAATGGTACATTCTCTAACCAACTGTCTACAGCCGCAAATCTGTCGCAAACATCGCTTGAGCAGATGTTGATTCAGATTCGCCAAGCAGTGGACAACAACGGCAAGAAGATCCGTTTGGTGCCCCGCCAGTTGGTGGTCGCCCCCGGCAACATCTTCCAAGCTGAAGTTCTGTTGAAGTCAGTGCTCCGCGCTGGTACAACGAACAACGACATCAACCCCGTCAAGTCTATCGGCTTGTTGGACGAAGGTGCCGCAGTCTTGAGCCGTTTGACCAATGCTAACGCATGGTGGGTCCAGACCGATGCTCCCGAGGGCTTGAAGCTCTTGATGCGTCGTGCATTGGAGAAGACCATGGAAGGTGATTTCGAGACCGACTCGATGCGCTACAAGGCAACTGAGCGTTATCAAGTGGGCTGGACTGATCCCCGTAGCCTCTACGGTACAGCTGGCGTCTAAACCAATGTGGGGGGTTCGCCCCCTGCTTCATTAAGGAGAAAGACAATGGCACAAACCTATATTGGTTCTACCCTGCGTGCAGGTTCTACAGCGTTGACTGACACAGTAGATGGCGGTTTCGTCGTCATGATGCAGACAGCTACTGTTACTACAGCCTCTGCAGGTACTGCTACTAGCGTTACTGAAGTCCTTCCCGCAGGTTCACAAATCATCAACATCTTTATTGATACGATGGTTGACGAAGTCGTGGGTGGCGGTACAGCTACAGCAATTGCGGCAACGGTGGGTACAGCGGCGGCGGGCACTCAATATGTGTCTTCTACCGACGTCTTCGCTGGTGGTCGTTTTGTTCCGTCATTTACCACAGCCCAACTCGCGGCGATGGCGGATATCGGCACGAACATCAACGTCGTCCTCACGGTTGACCCTAACGGCACGATCAGCACTACTCAAGGCGTTTACCGCTTGACGGTTGTGTATGCTCAGAAACTCTAAGGAGCACAATCATGGGTGAATTCAAGCCGATGGTAAAAATGATGACCACTGAGCCTTCAGTTACTCTGAAGCTTAAAAAAGGTGGTTCTGCTACTCACAAGCGTATGCACGCTGAGGGTGCTAAAGAGGGCTTCAAACCCGTCAAGAAGATGGACGGTGGGATGATGGGCAGTATGGCGGG